TACCATTACAGACATTGTAAAACTTTTTCTTGTTACTTCTCGTATTGATTCATTTGGATTTATTTTTATGTAATTTGATAGTCCATCTAATCGTATAAAGTTTCTTTCTTCGTCTGATTCGTGATTCATAAATGTTTCTTTAGCTAAACCTTTTTTCTTTACACGATATAATAAATCATCATCTTCCATTCCCCAATTAAAGTATCCATTAGAATAACCATTTATAGTTTCGTATTGTTCTTTTGTGAATAAAATAGAACCACCAAAGTATTCTTGATATTTTAATCCGTAATCAAATTGTGCCACATGAACTGCTAAATGTTCTACATTTTCAGGATATGAATAATCACACGAATCATCTTCGGGTAACATATCAATGTCGTGGAAACAAAAGTAATCATAACCTTCTTTTTGTGCAACATCAAAAGCAACATTCTTGGATGTTCCTCTGTTGAATCCACTAACTGAATCAGGATAGACTTGATTAGCCACAAATATCTTGTATTCTATATCTTTACCCTCAAAAAATTCATCCATATGTGGAATAAAAGTTTTTAAATGTTCTTCCCTTTTGTAATGTGGGACACATATTGCTAATTTTTTACTCATATGCTACCTAATATCATGTGCGTTAATATATTCCATTTCTATTCTGTGATTTCTATTGTTGTTTATCTCTCTACGATAGTTTTCAACAAATCCACTCCAACTTGATTGTCCTACAATAAAAGTATCACAATATATAAGACTAAACAAATCGATTACATCTCTTAAAGGTTTATTGTTTACCTTGTAAATATCACTATAATCTATTGTTTCATATCTATTGTAAAACTCTTTTAAAAATTTATTATTAGATTCTTTTAAATTTGGTAAATCTTCTCTAATAATATCTGTACTGATGTAAAAATTATCTACTTTTTTAATTAAACTATCACAATAATCATAAAGTGGTTTTGGATTTCTTTCATAATCCTGCATAAAACCCAATTCAACATTCTCAGTTGATTTCCAATTTTTTAATCTAATATGAATTCCTACTGAATTCTTTAATTTTTTTCTTATGGTGGTGTCTAATTTTTTATCTTTTAATTTTAAGGTGGGAATCTTATATGGTGACTCTCCAGCAATACAATAAAAAATACTATCATCCATATACCAATTTTTTGTTTTATCTAAAATATCAAGATTTTTTGGTAATACCTTAGAATTAATATCATTGATATAATCTGTTTTTAAATAAGGTATATCAATATAATCAAGTTCTGGCCAATATTCTGATTCAATGACTAATTGAAAATCAAAATTATTAATTTTATTTAACACATAACCATATTTCCATATTTCAAATCTATTTCCCCAACCAGTATCAAGTTCTGAATCGTATCCATAAGTATTTAATTTTATATATCTTTTCACTCGTATACTATTACCGCTCCACTATTATGTGATTCCTCTTTAGATTTAAATCTTTGATTCTCCACCGCCTTTGATACTATCTTTTTCATATATAGTGAATTACCTGTTATTACACGAATAGGAAAATTTCCATTATTATATTCCAAAATAATATCATTTTCTAAAGTTTGTCTTACCACTTCGTGCTTTAATCCGTGTAGGTCAATTTCTTTCATAATTATTTTACCGATATAAATTCATGTTTATCCAAAAATGTTTCTGAGTTTTTGATTTCATATTTTAAACTATTTAAACCATCTTTGGTCAAATCCTCAATCCCATTTCTAACTTTATTAAAAAATCTTAATTGATTTTCTCTTGTTTCCCAATGAGTAAATTTAGTTTGTGCCCATCCATTTTCTTCGTGTTCCAAACAAGTAAATTTACCATCTCGTCTATTTGGTATTAATGCAATATTACCAATTCTTAGTTCTTTTTCTTTTTTGATTGCACCAAATATTTTAGCGTGGTTATCATTTCCACTTTTATCAATTACCATATCACCTACAACATTATCAAAATTCCAATATCCAACTACATCTTTAGCCGATTTATATTTCTCTGTTCCTTGTCTCCATCCGTCAAATTGTTTATTATCTGTAACATTGATTGGGAATCCGTCATTATACAAATAAGATGCTTCTTCAGAACTTATACAATTTGACCACAAGGTGAGTTGTGCTATCGTTCCTTTAAAATATCCTCTATCTTCAAATCTTGCATTTGGATTTGCACATCCAATGTAATACGGAACATTATTTGATTCTTTAATTTTACCTAAAAAGTCTGTGGGTGATTCATTTACTTCCACCCCATTTACATACATTCTTAATCGTTTCAAAACATGGTCTAATGTATAGATAACGTGAACCCATTCATTAGTTCTTCTGTCTGAAACTACCATAGATTGTTCGTTGTTGTTATTCCAAATAGCACCTTTATACTGCATTCCACTTGTATAGGCTATTCCTACGTGATGACCTGGTCGAGTAAAGACATGAAATTCATCATAGTCTTTATTTTCATCTAATTCCAAATCATCACTTGGTTCAACCCAAGCCTCAACACTAAACGATGAGTTTACAACTTTATTTAAAGTAAGAGTGTTTTTTATTTCAAGATAATCTCTACCATTAAATTCCATAGTACTGATGTATCTTGGTGTCTTATCCTTAGATGAACCTGTCCATTGTTCGGTTAATGGAACACCTCGTTTTCTACAACGATATAATAGATCATCATCTTCAAATCCCCACCCCCAATACTTGTTGGAAAATCCATTAATCCACTCAAAGTGTTCTTTGTTGAATAATGTTACTCCACTAAAATATTCAGGATAAACTAAACGATAGTTGAATTTACTTAGTCTTGCTGCAATATGTGTTGGTTTGTCTACCCAAGAATAATCACAGGTATCATCCTCTGGTAGCATATCAATGTCGTGAAAACAAAAATAATCATAACCTTGTTTACTTGATATATCATATCCTATATTTAATAACCAACCTCGATTAAAAGGTCGGTCATCAGATTGCTCAACCACAAAGATTTTATAATCTATCTTTTTATTAGATAGAAACTTATCCATATGTGGTACGAATCGGGCAAGATGTTCTTCTCTATCCCTATAAGGAACTATAATTGCAAGTTTATACATTACTTACCAAATAATTTACCAACTACGGATTTTGTTTCTTTGGGTGCGTTGCCTTGTAAGGCCTTTGCAACTTCTGCTGCTATATCAGCCGTTGATGCCTGTGGTTGTGAAACCGTTGGTGCAACAGGACCATTTGGATTAGATTCTACATATGTCTTTACGATATTGTAAATCTCCCAAAGTTTCCAATCTATTGCTTCAACTTTTTCTTCCAAATTAGTCAATGACTTAACTGCTATTGCACTAAGTTCACTACTCTCATTTGGTGTGGTAGAGTCAAGAGCATCTCTTGCATCTGTTTCTTTTTTCTTTGTAGCCATAACTTTTCTCCTTATATTACTACTTCAATAACTTCATGTTTTCCCTGATAGTCTTGTCTGTTAACTATCCGAAATTTTGTTGATGATAACCCATCTATATCTGTATCCTGCATTTCTTGTTTTACTTTTTTATTAAAAGTATTACGATTTGTCATTATTTCAGGATGTTGACTTCTTGTTAAATTTTGTAAATTTGAATAATTTTCCTCTGTTGATAAATAACCATAAGCACCATTTCTTCTATAAGGTAAATATCTTTCTGTATTACTTTTTAACGATTTATTTGCGAATCCCACATTATAAAATTTTGCATGATTTCCATTTCCACTTATGTCAAAGGTAATATTATCATAACCACCTTTAAAATCCCACAATCCTACTGGTAACTTGGAAATAGAATACTCACCTTTATTATTAATAATCCCCTTTTGAAAAATAAGTTCCATTTCATAATCTTGTAAATCTTCAGACCAAATTCCTACTTCTGATATTTGTCCTTTGTGATAATTTCTCCACACTCCCAAATTAGGATCACCTACTCCTATATAATATGGTTTATTAAAATAATCAATTAATTCTCCTTCATATTCCTTCTTCCCCATTAACTTTCCATTTATATAAAGACTAAACACTCCTTTTCTATCATCTACGGTCATCCCAATATGATACCAAGTATTAGTTCTCGATGGAACTTGAATAACAATAGGTGCAACTTCACTACTTCCGTGAGGTCTAATCCAAATAACAGACTTTATAAAACCACCATATGTATATGTTAATCCTGTATGGTATCCTGGTCGTGTAATGATACTATATTCACACCTATTATTGTCTACATCTGAACTATAAGGTGGTTCTCCATCAGAATAAAACCAAGCAGACATTGAAAAACTTTTACTTGTTAATTTTTTTATTTTCATATTGTTTGCTGGTATTTCTAAATATGAATTACGACCATTAAAAGATCCAAATGTTTTTGATACTTGAGTTTCTAATTCTGTCCTTACGGATAATCCCTTAATAACACACCTTAATAGTAAATCGTAATCTTCATATCCGACTCCCCAATAGTTATTTGAATATCCATTTATTTTTTGAAAATGATTTTTTGAAAACAAAGTTGCACCACCAAAATATTCATCATATGGTAATGAGTAATCATTGAAATTTTGAACATTTTCTTGATCACCAAAATTTATTTTATTTCTCATCCCAACTAACGAAATTGGTTTTTCTTCGTAATCATAATTACATTCTTCAGAAATAGGAATTAAATTTGAATCGTGAAAACAAAAATAATCAAATTTATCCTTATGTAACATAAAACCAATATTAAATAACTTACCCTTGTTTAAAGGTCTATTAGATTTTTGTTTTACAAAAACTAATTTATAGTAAAGTTTATCAGTTTCAGGTATAGTGGCCTTGAAATGTTCTGTAAAGTTTTCCATATGTTTTTCATCATAGGGTAATATAATAGCCAATCGTTTCATACTTTATACTCTAATGCCTGTTTTTTTATCTCATCCCAATGTGGGTAATCAAAATAGTCTTTACTACCATTTTCTATCATAAATCTCGTATCTTTAATATCAATAGTTCCAAAATTATCTAATATATAATCAAACATTATTTTGTATTCCTTGTGAAAAGTATATATCTTTTTAGTACCAACAACCTCTTTAATTCTCCTCAAAACAGACAAGTCCCACTTAAAATGGTGAACTTGAATAAAACACTCATCAACAGGATATCGTAATGGGTGATTCCATCTATCACCATATGTATCTTGTTTATCTATCATTGCATAATGCTGTCCATTAGTGATTTGTACATCACCTTTCATTACTACGGTCTTATTAGGACATGCATTAGAAATTGGATATCTAAATGAACCCACCAATGGAAATTCTTTCCAAATATCACTATCATCATTTATGAGTGGGAATTTTCCACCCTCTCCAATTCTATCTAAAAATGCTCCTGTAATAAATTTATAACCATCTGTTTCACAATCCTCTATCAACCCACTTATTGGTTTTGGATAAATATGAAATTCATCATCATCCGATACAATCCACCAATCATTTGGTTTTAATAGTTTTGTTTCATTGTATAACTCTGTAACTCTTTCCCAATTAAATGGTTCTTCGATAGTTTGTTTATGTATATCAATATTTAAATCACGAGTGATTTCCTTGACTTCCGATAAAACTCTATCTTTGTCTGATGATAAATATACAACAACATAAATTTCGTCAACAAAATCTTTGTAATGATTCAACATATGTCTTAACATTGTGGTATTGTGACCACAAACTGTAACTAAATTAATCATCTAATCCTAATTTTTCTCTTACATTATCCTTTAAAATACCATGTAACCTAATACTAAATCCACTTGATAAATCATGAGTTCCATGATAATCTAAACCATTAAAATATGCACCATAAGATTTTACTGATATTCTTTTTGAAATATCATTCTTACCATCAATATCAGAAATATAAAGTCTCTTACTTCCTGAAAACCTAAACCATGCCCAATTTTCACTTGTTTTTCTAGCTCTTTCTTCAGTTGGAACTAATCCTTCTGATTCATGTTTTTCACCCGTAGTATCTTCTCCCCAATCCCTATGAAAACTTGTATTATAACCAAGTTTTTCTTCTAAAACAAATATTCCATGAATATCTTCCATTACAGTTTCTTTAAGATAATTGACAAGTTCAGGCAGATATTCATTAACAAGCAACCAACTTTTTTCAACAGGAATATCATTATAATAAGTGCTAAATACAGAATGTAAATCCTTATCTTTAATGAATGGAATCAAATAATCTGGTGGATTTTTCTGTGTTAAAAACTTATTATGAAGTTGTCTGTGAATATACCCACTAAAATATTTCATTTTATCAATATCAATAAATTCATCTAATGATACATATGGGACTTTTCCTTCTTTAGTTAATACTCCAAACATTATATTAACTTTTTACAAGAATGATAAAAATCTTCCATTTCAGGAAATGTTTTTAAGAAATCCTTTCCTCGTCTTTTATCAAATTCATCAATAAATAATACAAAATCTCTCCTCATTTTCATTAACCACTTTATATCATCAAGTGGTGCGTCTACCCAATCTAAAACTCGTCTTAATTTTTCCCTCTCAAAATCATAAAATCCAGCGTGTCCATGTCCATATATATGTGTATACTTTTCTTCGGATAGACTTTCCATAAGCTCAACATCATCTCGTATCTTGTCAATCCAATAAGTAGATAACAATCGTATTTGTAAAAACTCAGGATGTCGTAAATATGCAGTATCTAATATAATTCCGTAATGTCTATATCTTCTACCATTATAAAATTTCTTTTTCATCTCAAAAACTTTTTTAATAACTTCGTGATAAGTTGGAACACTTGTTAGATTATAAGTTGCCATTATGGTAGCTTCAGGTCTTTCACATTTAGTTAAAAACATATCCAAGTTATTCCAAAATCTTTCTGTATCCATTCCATCTCTCATATATTCTGCATGTTCTCCCCAAGATTCTATACTTGTAAATAATGCAAAATTCCAAACTAAATCTTTATCTGTAATATACTTTACCTTATCAATAAATTCCTCTACCATATCTTGAGGTGCACATAAATTAGTATTGACGGACATTTCTAACATAGGATTAACCTTTGGATTATCAATAATATAATCTAATACTTTAAAAGTATCCTTTGATAAAATTGGTTCACCACCAGTAATTCTAAATGTATGTAATGTTGGAAATAAATCAGGCCACCATTTCCAAAATGCCTCTCTGTATGGATTTGGTTTAGTATGTGGTATAGGAACAATACCATCTCGTTCCATCCACTCTGTGTTATTATACATTCCACTTGTTGGATAATGTCCGTGTTTTGAAATTTCATGTTGCCAATTTGAACTACTTTTAACATCACAATAACCACAACTCATATTACATTGATTAGAAAAACTAACTTCCACATATGATGGATTTGTATTTTCCATCGGATCTGACCTTTTGATTTTATCAAAATACGGAAATGCCCATGCCTCACCACTTTTTAATATTCTATCACTAAATGCATCTTTATTTGCATCTTCAACATTCCAACAATAATCACATTCTTTTGGTTTACCACCCTTTAACATTGTTTTTCTTTGCATCTTTTTAAATTCTGTATTGTGAAGTGCAGATGAATTATGTTCTAATTCTTTTAGTGGAACTACATGAGGTCTTGGGTGGTGACAACTATGAGTTTGACCTGTCTGTAAGAGAATACTAACTTGATTCCACTTAGCCAAACAAAAACCCTCACCCACGTTATTTAATTCTTCCTTCAATAATTTCATATTCTCTAAACCATGAACTGAAATCATATCCCAAAAAGTTTCTTTACTTGCTATTTTTTCTTTATCTTTAACATTATCCTCAAAAAATGCTAAATTCATTCTATGTTTTAATTCTTCTTGTGGATCTCGAATTAAATATTCGTCTTTTAATCTTGCCGTTTCTCTTGAAATATATTCGGTATTGAATTTTTCACATTCCTCAAGTTTTAATCTGTGTTCAAGTTCTTGACCAGGAGTCACCATTTCAACACCACGACCTTTATAAAACTTTATATTTTGTTCAATAAAATCTGTAATGTGCTGTTCACATTGTTCTAAATCTTCTCTATATTGTAAATTCTCATATAAATCTTCATGTCTTTCACTTTTGTAAGTTAAAGGTTGAAATTCCTCTATTCTTTTTTTAACATAATCATTTGTATGTTTTTCACATTCTGATAATATTTGTCTTTTTTCTAATTCAACTTCAGGATGTACTTTACCCATATACGATTTTATCCTATCTTGAATAAATTTCGTGTTTAATTTTTCACATTCTTCAAGTTTAATCCTCTGAAATATCTCATCATCTAAATCTTTAATTATACAAGAATCAATCCGAGAACTAACATATGGTGTAGTATGAGATTCACAATCAGCTAATTTTTGTCTAACTATCATTTCATCATCAAAAGATTCAAATGACATCTTACTTACTCTATCTTTGATAAACTCCGTTAAGAAACCTGTTCCATCAACTCCCCCAGCTTCTATTTCTTCTAATAATATTCTCTGACGAGTTTCATCATTAAAATCTTTTATAGGATGTTCACCTATCCTACTTTCAATATATTTTGAAGAATGCATTAGATGGTCTTTAACTTTTTCTAAAACAAATCCTTTTTCTGCCCAATTTTTAACAAAATCATACGACTTCATTTTATTTTTTATATATTCACGTCCATCTGAAGTAGATTTTGATAATGAAGAATCTAATGATTTTTGAAATTCTTTTCCAACCCACACGGTATTTTCTGGCTTCATCCACTCTGAATATCTGGCCTTCATATCAACTAATTCATCAGTTGTAAATGATGTTATTTTATTTTTCAATTTTTTTCCTCAACATAGTTAATCCAGAAGATGGTAATGATAAGTTTCTTTCTTTATAATCAAACAAATTAAATACTTCCCATTCATTACTAATTTCATTTACAACCTCACTTGGGCCTGTACAAGAATCGTGTTCTTCTCCATCATAAGTTTGAAAGTTTTCCCAATATTTCTTGTCCGTATCATGTATCGTAATAATTCCATTTTCATTCATTATCGTAGAGTATAAATCAAAATCAAGTTTACAACCCTCGTAAGTATGATCGGCATCTATATGTAAATAATCTATTTTAATATCTCGTTTAACAAAAAAATTATAAAATGCATCTTCTGTTGTGGTGTTTAAAAACTTTGGATTAAATTTTTCTCTCAAAAAACTACTTTCATCTGACCAATCTACTTCACCATTAAAACCATTTGTTGCATCAACTACATACACTTCTCCGAAGTTACCCTCACCATACATCTGAGTTTCATTTAGTTCGTGAACACAATCAACCATCAATCTCGGTACATATCCACCACCACTTCCAAGACAAACATTAACTCTTGATTTTAAAAAGTAAGGTATGGAAAAATACATTATACCAGCACCAATATATGTGTCGTTTGCACCATGAGTCCAACGATATGAAACTGAACCACTTTCTTGATTTCTTGTTATTGAATCGTAAATCCAACCACGATTTAGTATTGACATCTATAACCCTTTATATTTCCATGTTGTAAAATCTATCAATTTAATTGTTTTATTCTTCGTTAAAATCCATTCTACAAAGTCGTCTTTAATAGTAAATCCTCTTTTATAGCACTTTTCTAATTCTATCTTTAACAAATGTTCCGCTAAACTTCTATCATTTGTATTCATTTCGTGATGAATAGATTTACCATTTATAAATTCCATTATAAATCCTCTTTTCACCTCATTATCAACCTTAACATAATCACAGATTATTGGTTCAGGTACGGATATTCCAAATGAATATAATAACCTTGCCATTTTAATTTCATAAAACATATCAATGTTATATGATGGGAATTCTCCTGGTGCTTCCACTTTAGCAACATACTCATCTGAAATTTTATAAACCCACCCTTCACTATGATTTTCTAATAAAATAGGTGAATCATAATTTTGTAAAAGCGTTATTTTAGACATATAAAACCTATAACTATCCGTAAATAAATATTAAAAAATTATTCAAACTAACTGTATTATTAGCCAGGATCTGAATCTGCTCCTTTGTTATGTACCAACACACCACCCGCAAAATAAATATCTAATGGTTCTACATCGAAGTTTATAACTTCTACTTCGTCTGATACATAATTAAGCTTAGTTATATCTAATGTGTTTCCATTAAAATCTAATAACTTATAACCAACTTTTAATTCACCTGGTTTATTCCACTCCCATTGTGGACGAGTAGATTGACCATCTCCTACATCTTCTGACATTCTGTAACTCCAAAAGTCATGTTCTGATGTAACTTGGATAGAACCAGATATATGACTTACTTCCCAATAACCTTGTACTAAATCATAAAATAATGTTTCAATAGTTGCAGTAGATACTTCTAAATTTTTTAAATCATAATCATCTAAAGGTCTCATAGTAAATGATTTCCATTCCGAATAACCCAAATCTTCATCAGGAAGTCCAGGTAATATTAAAGATAAAACTTCATCACCCACACTAACATCTTCTATATTTCTTTCTTCATTATTTGCCATTTTTATTTTAGTTCCTGGTAAAAAACATGCAATTGATTGTCCACCATAAGTGTCTTGTATTTCAACATTTTTTGTTACTGCAGTATTGTATCGTGTTGAATGGTCATTAAATCCATCACTCTGTCCATCTTCTACAAACTTACCACTTATTTGTACTGCTTGGTCTGCCATATTACCACCAGCCCATCTTTCAAAAAATACAGAATCTAACAACGAGGTATGACCATCTATTGATGCACTAAATTTCAGTTCGAGAGGAAAAGATGTTCCTTCAGAACCACTTGTGTAAAAATCGTCTCGTAGTTGATGCCAACTTCCACTTGCAGTTAAATTATCATACGACATAGTATGAGTACTACAACTTATTACTAAGCTTATATCATTACTACCAGGAAAAGAAGAAGATGCCAAAGTTCTAATTTGATAAGTTGAGTTACCCTCTACACTAAATGATTGAGTTAAATAAGAATTATTTGTATCGAATTGAACCACGAAATCATTAGATCCTGAAGGTGGTTTTGTTGCAAATCCAGATATATCCTTTTTAGTAATTACACTTCCACCACTTTCATACCAATTAGTTAATGCTCGTGTTGAATCCCAATTGTTAAAGTCACCATCAGTAACCAAACTACTTTCTGTAGCGGTAGTTAGTGCACCTGCATCACCAGGTATAGTAGCAGATATTGCTCCTGCTGTAAAAGAACCTGTTGTGGTTGCCCCACCACCTAATGAAAATGCATCCGAATTATTAGTTGTCCAAGAAAAATTATCAGCAACTGAACCTATCTTACTTTGAAATAATTTACCCTTACCAGTAAAACCTAATTGGTATGTTTCCGTTGTTTGTTCATCGACATAAGCATAACCATCTATCGTACTTGCCACGGTATCGATAGAAAATTCACTCATCTTAGTTTTACCTGAAGTTGTACCAGCATTTTGTCCTAATGATGACTTTGTAGTATAATTAGAACGAGACGATGATACGGCTCTTCCTAATTTTCCTAAACTAAGTTTCTGTCCTGCTGTTGTTGCCAAAAAAGTTCTCCAAAAAAAGATACGCATGAAAAAGACGATAATCGTCTAATACGCGTGCCGTGTTGTGTGTTTTCAATAATAAATATTAAGGTGCAAGAAACTTGTGTTTTTGAGATTTCTTGCTGATATATAAAGTTAACACTTTATGTGTACCCCGGATCAATATATATTACTCATTATATATTTTTAAATACCTCTCTATCCACTCTGATTTATTATCATATTTTCTACAATAATCTCTCAGTTCATCTAAGTAATCTTGTCTTTCCTTCTCTGATAACTCTGATATATTATTTATTTGCTCATCAAATTCCTTCTTGTCAAAGGCTCTGAATGGATATTCATAGTTTATCAGCCAATCTTTTTGTAATATAGGTAATTTACCATAATCTAATGCTTGAAATATAGAATATCCGAATGGTTCAAACAAATGTGCCGAATGACTTATTCCCCAATCATCCCTATTGAAGAATCTATGTAAATTTTTATATTGAAATTGATACAATCTTGTTTTATTAAACTTTAGATTCATATTGTTCCGCCACCATTTCCAATCATCTAAATCGGTAAATGCAAAACTTTCAACATTATCTAAAAAATGTGGTGATTTTCTTGTTTCCATACGAGCTGCATATCCCACTCTATTACTCATACAGACTTTTTTATTTTGTGTGAATTCATAGTAATTCGGTATATCAATTACATCCACTTGATCGTGTAGTGGAATTTTATCCAACCCAATCCAAATTACTTTTTTTGCCCATTTGGTAACTCGTCTTTCCCAAGCTCTATTTGCTGAATAGTGCATTAATTTGGGTAATCCCAAATCAAAACCAGCCTTTAGACTTAATTGAACCGATACATGAATACACACAGATTCAATTTTGTCTTTGTTTTGTTCTATTATTTTATGTGGTGTGTAATATCCGTGTAAAACATGAAGTTTACGGGCATTTTTTGCTATCTTTTCAAAATCTCTTGGGTGATCACCTTGCCATACAACTTCTATGGGCGAATTAAAATCTATTTCTACATTTTTAGGTTTTACTCTGTGTATTAATAATTTAGATGGGTGTTTAAGTTTAGGTGCAACTTCTTTTAACCAATTATTAACCCAAACATCTGCTCCCCCATAAACTACTGAACCACCACCTGTACTATAATAAACATCATAACTCATTATTCAATCCCAAATTCTTTAGTTTTTTCTAATTTTTTCTCGGTAAAAAATAAAATTATACTTGTCATGTATTCTCCTTCTTTACAAACCAAAGTGTTTCTTTTATGTAATGTCTTATTACCATAAAGTAAAACAGCATCTCCTTTTTTTAAAATTAATTCATCCCAAATAAGTTTATTTTTGACAAACAACGGATAAATCATATCGCATACATTTATTGATAATGAGTACTGTAAATAATCAGCATCATGATGTGGTTCTAAAAACGAACCATTTTCATATATTCTAACATAATTGTAATACGGAAATAAATCACTAACACCAAGTTGATGTTTTATTCTATCTGTTGCATATAAAGAAAGATCATCCAAAAACTTTTTTCTAGCAAAAGAATATGAATGATTGGTTCTTTTATCATTTATACGACTCTCAACTTCACCCTTTTTAAATCTATTCATGACTTGAAAATTTAAATAATCAGAAAAATCATGAGAAATAAAATTATTAATTATCTCATATCCATTATCAACTAACACTTTTTAAATATTCCTTTATTTTATCAATTACCATTTCGGATGTAATTGCCCGAGAGCATTCAAATTGCCTTTCTGTGCCTCGATGCTTAGGACACCACCACCAATCGTTTTGAACAAACGGATATTTGTTCCAACATCCTGTACAAAGTTCATCATTTACAAATGGATTTTTACTTGGTGGTTCAACTCTTGTTACTCCTGTTTGAAATTCTGTATAACTTTCAGAAAATCCAGATATCATCACCACATGAGTTCCAATTGCCCAACTTAACCAAGACAAACCTGATGGTCCCCCTATATGAAAATCTGCATATTTTATATCTACCATTCTATCGAATAAATCAAAATTTTGAATTCCAACTCCTGATTGTTCCGTTTGATTATCAAGTCCAGTTTTATCTATCACTCCTTTGGGTATCGGATTCATAAAATTTAAATCCACATCACCATAATTTCTAAACTTATCTATACACAAGACATTGTAACCTTGATCTTTTAACCAAACCACAACTTCATCCCATCCCGTATAGTTATTCCAATATTTTGCCTGAGCTGTTGCCTGTGTTGAAATTGTAACATATTTTCCAACCATTCTTGAGGGTTCATCTGGTACTTTAAGTTTAGGTTTTAATTCTTTAAAATTTTTCAATCCAAGTGCTTCAGATGCATTTTGTTGTAAATTTTTCGATTGTCCTTTTGATAAATCTACACCACATTGTAAATCAGGATGCAACATAACATGATTATATAATTTCGTACCAGGTTCTAAAAAATTAATTTTTGGGTATGTTTTTTCAAATAACTCATAAAGGGAAACAATGGCATTCACCTTCACATTATTCTGTTTTCTGTATTCTTCAATATATGGCATCCATGCCAAACAATCTCCAAGTGCACCACTTGGTAACTTTATATTAACTTCTTTCTTTTTATCCATAATAACCATTATTTATATATTATTTTCCATGTACATTGTGCATTAAATAACCCCCACCAAAATAAACATCTAAACTTTCGACATTTAAGTTAACGGTTTCTAATTGTTCGTTTACAAAATCTATTGATGTTACTTCTTCAAAATCATTAGTATCTTTAAATAACTTATCACCAATTTGTAAACTTGCTGTTGTTTTAAAATAATAACCACCATCTCTCAATATGAAAAATGGATGTTCGTAGGTAGCCTTTAAAGTACCATTTATCAGATAATAATTATCATAATAATCAAAATATATATCCATTACTGCTGCAGTTTGTGGACTTGCCCTATTTAATTCTTGTATGTCATAGTACGCAGTAGCCCACACACTATTAGGTGCGTTTCCGTGAGGTATTCCTGACCATGTAGACCAAGTATCTTCTTCATCAAAATCTAATGGCATACCAGGTACATTTGCTGATTTTATGGTATCTCCTACATTAATATCTTCTATGTTTTTTACAGTACCATTTGCTAATGTTATTGGTGTACCAATTCCCAAACAACCTATTCCACCATACGAGTCGTAAGTTGAACCATAGAATTCATCAAGTCTGATTGGATGTGATGCACTTCCACTTTGAGGTCCCCCTTGAAACCAATCAAAATTTGGTTTGGAAGATACATCGGTATGAACCGTACCTGCTACTGATGAAAAATCTTCGTATAAATCATGGATGTCTGAATTTGCAGTATCTATTGCAACTCCCCTTTCCCTATTGATATCGGAAAAGGACATAGATTTATTTTGACCAATTTTTGGTATTATTATGGCTCCTGTTCCAGTTGCTGGAGTTGACTTAGAAGTTCCTAAAATTGATATACTACAAAATTCACCAGGAGCTCCCCATTCCACACCACCTGCTATATTCCAAGAACCACTTGAATAATTTTTACCTGCCGTTGTTATATCAGCACCATTTATCCGACCATCATCTGTACATGAATATTCACCTTGAAATCCATTACCAACTTTAAGTGATTGTGAACCTGGTGATCTCATTAATAAAACACCCTCGGTATCTTCATTACCATATCCAGTTCCAGGTGCGACTATATCGAGATTTAATACTACGAATCCATCTTGTAACGCCATATTATTTTCCGTATTTAGATATTACATTAGAATTTTGTTTTTTGAGCTCATTCTCCTTTAACCATTTTTTACGATTTTCTTTTTTTTCTAACAATTCTTGATAACCCTTTGACACTTTTTTTAATTCTTCTATTTGTTCCTGTTGTTCTTTAATCGCCTCTACTAATAATGGTACAACTTTATCGTATTGAATTGCCAGAGTTCCGTTAGGTCGAGTTTGTACTATTTCGGGTAAAACCTTTTGTACTTCTTGAGCTATTAAACCTACATCCCTACCTTTTTCTTTTTCAGCCTTTTCTGCCTTTTCGTTCCAAGTAAAAGTAATACCACTAAGTTGTTTTACTTTGAACAGAGCACTTTCTATCGGTCTGATATCATCTTTCAGATTTATATCTGATGAATAATATGCAGTGATATTCCCACCTACAAGTAAATTTCCAGTTGCCTGTACATTTGCTTGACTTGGGTTACTTGTACTCGTTGTTATATAATCTGGCATTTATTTCCTCTATAATATGTATTGCTTTTCATTCACAAAATCTTTTATTTTACGCACTATACTCTTATCCACAATCCAGTTCCACCTTTATAATGACTACCATTCGCTCCTGATCTACCATTTCCAGAGACTCCAGTTCCGCCATCTCCGCCAGTTCCACCTGTTCCACCACGAGACTGAACCGTTCCGTTAGAGGCACTTGTGGTTACGATAACGACAACACCACCTCGACCGCCTCCACCGCCTCCTCCTCCTCCACCAGTCGAACCTTGTCCTGCACCACCAGCTCCTCCAGTTGCACCATTACCACTATTAACACATCTTGTTGCAGAAGTACCAGTTGATCCTGGTGCTGCATCACCACCATTACCACTCGCTAAACCTTGACCACCTCCGCCTCCTCCGCCTCCACCAGCTCCTCCGGCAACGGTTAATCTTTGTGCGGTTTCACTTGCATCCATAACATCCCTCATCATCATTAAAATATGTGGATCAATAACTTCAATACGAGTTGCGGCTGCACCACCACCACCAGCACCACCTGTAGCTCCAGAGCTTCCTGGAGCCGGCATCAATGTAAATCTTCTCGTAGATTTCCATATTACAGCATAATCATTATGGTTATTTTTTTTCTTTTTAAAGTATGGTATATGTTTCATTTTTTAAAATCCTATAATCTATGGTTCTGCGGTCTTGGCATCTCCACCATCTGCACCATCACCACCATTTGCCCTAATTGTTCCGTTGTTAACTATTTCTCTTGCAAAAAGTAATAAAAATCCACCACTACCTCCTGAAGAACCACCATCTCCACCTGGACGACCACCCGAACCACCAGCAGTTCCACCAGCACCACCATGTGCTCCAGGAGTTCCTCCAGATAATGTTCCTTCAGGTCCACCTGTACCCTCACTTAACATACTGGTTCCATCGTGACCATCATTTTCAATAGTTCCGTTATTAGTAAATGTTCTTGATACAAAAACCCTATATCCAGCAGTTGATAATGTAATTCCTGAATTTATGGTTAAAAATCTATAATACATATCCGAAGTTAAAGTGGTGTTGCTTGAAATATTCACATCTCCATCTTCTCCCGCACCAAACAATCTACTTCTCTCAACCAAGAAATCTTGTGATTCAATGTTTCCATCTACGGTGAATTTTAATGTTGAGGTTTGAAGTTCTAAACCATCATCTGTCATTTTTATATAATTTTCGTTTTCACCATCACCACTCTTTAATAATAATTCTCCATTTCCAACTACATACATACCAACATTTGTAGTGTTTGGATCTATTGAAGTAAGAGTTCCAACAGAAAGGTTACCATTACCACTATTAGAATCTCCATCAAGTATTACTTTACCACCTGCAAGTGATATTGATTTACCTGAACTATCTATGACCAAATCATCTGTATTGGCGGCTAAATTAAATGTATCAGATTTTATTGTCATTGAACCACCATCAACAATCAATTGATTAGTAGCGTTACCAATTACTCTAAAGTGTCCACCACCATCCATGAATACACCTTGACCAGTAGTATCAGAATCAGTTGTAATTGTACCTACACTAAATGTAGCATCCGCGTGAGTTAATGCTATACTTGGTGTTGCACTACCTATTACGAGTTTTCCACTTCCCGCGTTTAAATCAAAAGACGCTGCTTTTATATCAAGTCCAGTTCCACTTTTTCTAAGATAATTATCTCCATCTCCATATGCAAGGAAATTACCACCACCATCTATATAAATACCAGCATTTGTTCCAGCAACACTGGTGTTTGGTGAAGCTCCAAGTGCTATTTTACCATTATTGGTTGAACTATCAATTACGATGGTTGATGCATTTAATGAAAAAGTGTTTGATTGCATTACTATTGCATTTGAAGTTGCGTTATATTTTATCGAATTACCACTACCATTACCAGCTAAGAAATCACCCGAACCACTTAGGAATACACCCGAACCACTTATATTTTTCGGAATGGTTGAACCCATTGCTATAGTTCCACCGTTTGATGATGAAACTCTCATCTGTGGAGTTATTAAATCAAACTTTTCTGCATTTATTTCAAAATTACTATTTCCACCTTTTATAAAATTAGCACTATCTTCAACAAAACTAAATTTACCAGTTCCATCTAAATAAATTCCAGTTGCACCATGTGTTACTGCACTTCCATCAGTTCCCAAACCTATCATACCACTATTAGTGGCACTATCCATATAAATTGTAGTGGCATCAAGAGTAAAGTTATCGGCGGCTATATCAAAATTGTTATTTCCACCTACTATGTAATTGTTAGCATCTTCCTTAAAACTAAAATGACCACTACTATTTAAGAATATACCTACTGAACCATGAGTTAATGTGGTAGTTGCATTAGAACCAAGTCTAATTTTAGAAGTGTCTATTGCTAATGTAGTAGAACCCGATAGACGGAAATTCTGTGATGATATTTCAAAATTACTATTACCACCTTTAATGAAGTTTAAACTATCTTCTACAAAACTGAAATGACCACTATTATTTAAAAATATACCATCTGAACCATGAACTAAGGTAGAGGTTGCATTAGAACCAAGTCTAATCTTAGAAGTGTCGATTGCTAATGTAGTAGATCCTGATAAACGGAAATTCTGTGACCTTATTTCAAAATCACTATTACCACCTTTGATGTAATTTAAACTATCCTCTACAAAACTAAAATGACCACTACTATTTAAGAATGTACCCGTTGAACCATGTACTAAAGTTGAAGTTGCGTTTGTTCCAAGTTTAATCGTATCGGTATTAATTGCTAATGTGGTTGAACCTGATAGTTGAAAATCTTGTGATGCTAATTTAAATCCATCGCTATCATGTTTTATATAATTAAGTGAATTTTTTTGGAAATTGAAATATCCACTACCACTCAATATAATTCCATCTGATGAGAAATTTGTTGGTGGTGATGCACCCATTGATAATCTTACTTCACCACTACTTGATGCAATTAAATCGAATTTGTTTGTATCAATACTAATGTCTGCTGTTTTTATATGAAATTTTTCATTAGTTGCATCATAAGAAACATATGCAGTAGATGGTTTACCTACTCTAAAAAATCCATCACCATCTGCCCAAAATCCTTCTCCAACTGCATATGATGTTGCACTTCCTAATGCTAAATAATTGTTTGATGCGTCACTTGAATCTACACCACTTAAAGTTAATCCTTCACCAGTACTTAAATAAATCTTAGTAGAACGAATATCTAATCCATCAGTTCCATCAAAAGTAAAATATTCATCTGAATCCTTATACATTCTCATTTCGAAGTTACCACCATCGTTACCGATAAGAATTCCAGTATTCGTGTGACTATCAAATGCTAATGTACCTATTTGTAAAAATGAATCACTTCCATTATCTACCAATTGCATTCTGTAATTACCTTTTGTTCCAAATCCTAATCGAGATGTAGAACCACCCTCTAAGGTAACTCCATGAGCTGTACTTGTATTGTAACCTAAACTCATAGATTTATGTGTTGATGATATACTTAAATCTGTTGCACCTAATTCAAAGTTTTGAATATCAAATGTTACATCTTGTCCAGAAACATCCATATGTGAAGAAGTTATTTCAAACTTACTTCCGTTAAACTTTAATGCATCTGTTGCATCACCAACATGAAATTGTGATGTTCCAGCACTATTATTTAAGAAAAATCCTGAATCGGTATCATCAATATTTGTTTTTCCACTTCTAATAGTACCACCATAATTACTACCAGTCATCTCAATACCTTGACCACCAGTACTACCGAGTTTCATATATGCCTGATTGGAACCTGAATGTGCTATTTCAATAGCCCCACCCGCTAAACTCATAGATTTTTGAGTAGATGAAATTTGTAAATCACCTGGTCCCGCATCTAATTGGAAAGTATCAGTTTTAATGTCTACTCCATCATCAAAGATGAAATAATTACTTGAATCCTTAACAAATTCCGCTTGTGGGTTGTTCGAATCCATACCAATTAGAATACCAGCAGTATTTTTACCCTCATCACTAAAATCATCTTTACTACCCATAGTCATAAATGCATCAGTACCATCTGTTTTTAATTTTATATCATTTGCACTTCCTGAATTGATAGCTATAAATGGTGTGGATGAACCTTGTAGTACTAACTTACCCTCACCAAGACTCATTGAGGAGTGTGTAGATGATAACTCTAAATTACTTGCATCTAATTCAAATTTTATTGTTTTAATATCAACACCATTATCGAAAATAAAATAGTTACTTGAATCTTTAACGAATTCTGCCTGTGGATTGTTGGAATCCATACCAATTAATATACCAGCGGTTCCTGTTCCTTCATCACCAAAATCATCTTTACTACCCATAGTCATAAATGCATCAGTTCCGTCTGTTTTTAGTTTTATGTCATTAGCACTTCCAGAATTAATTGTTATGAATGGATTTGAATCTCCTTTTAATGTTATTCGTTTACCACCTAAACTCATAGATGCATGAGTGGTAGAAATCTGTACATCTCCGTCACCAGCGTCTAATTCTAATTTTCTTGTTTTTACTTCGAGTTCATTATCATCGAATTTGATGAAATCGGTAGAATCTCCTATAACAAATTCTGCATCAGCGTTATTATTTGCTAACCAAAATCCTTCAGTAGTATCTGCTGCTGATGTTTTACCACTTCTAATAACACCTAATGTTGCACTACCTGTTATTTGTACATCCTTTCCAAGAGTACTACCGACTCTTAGATAAGAAATACCATTACTTGCTCTTCCTAACTTTAATGTTCCATCGGCAAATGACATAGAATGTTGAGTAGAAGATAGTTGTAAATCACCAGTATTTGCATCCAATTCAAATTTTCTTGTTTTCATCTCCAATGAATTAACTGAGGCGGACGCATGGAATTTCAAGAAATCAGTATCATCACCAACTACAAATTCTGCCTGTTGATTATTATTTGCTAACCAAAAACCTTCGGTTGTATCACTTACACTTGACTTACCACTTCTAATCGCTCCAAGTGAATTTGAACCAGTAATGAATATTGCCTTGGTTGTGGTAGAACCAATTCTCATTGTGGATTGAGCTGAAGTAGGTGAGTGTAATTTTATATCCCCATCACCTAATGACATAGATTTGTGTGTAGATGATATTTGGAAATCACCACTACCAGCATTTATTTCTAATACTTCAGGTTTAATTGTTAAGGTTGAGGTATCCCATTCAAAATAATTATTTGTATCACCAATTCTAAATGCATCATTTGTATACCAATAGTTGTTATTATTTAAATAAATTCCATCATTAGTACTTTGAACATTAGTACCCAACTTCATTTTGTTATTAGCATCAGTATCGATGTGTAAAATACCAGTAATAGAACCAGTTTGTGCAGTTATGGCTCCTTGTAGAAATACATTCTCTGTAAATAATCCAAATCCAGGATTGGTTTCACCGTATAGTAATCCACTTGATAATCCACTTAAATCACCAAGTCTTGCCTTTAATGATATATCATAAATTGCAGAACCAGTTCTTTCAACAATATCAATATAAGGTGTGGTTTGGTCACTTGGATTTGCATTTAATCTTATAAATCCAGTTCCAACCTTTCCTGTTGATACAATTACTTGACCATTTTCATAAGTCTGTGAGGCTTGTGCTGAATCTCCAAGAGAACCAGTATCGTGTGTTCCTGGTAACGAACCACTATACCCACGAGTCACATATAATTTACCAGTTAAATCTTTATCACTATTTGGATAATCTCTTGATGCACTATTGACTTTCATGTATTCAGTTTTAAAACCAGTATCAGAGATTTTCTTTGCAGATAATATCTCTCCTGCGGCAAAACCACCAACATTTGCAACACTCATAGTTGTTTCTGTTGCAGATAATTGTGCTGAACCCGTATAGATAGTTGAATTTGCTACATATAACTGACCACCAACAGCGTTTACAGATTCCTTTTCAAATACCGTAGTGGCTAATGTTCCCCTAACCGTAACTTTTTCAAATTCAGCTTCACCATTATTAGCAGATGTTATTCTCCAACCCTTAACACCACTTGCAAAATCTGATGTTTGAATTATTCCACTTGAATCTAATATAAGATTCTGACTTGATATTTGATTAGGACTTAATGACCAACTTGCTATTTGATTTTTTACATCACTAAAATGAACTAACTCATCTGCTGAACCACTACCCGTTCCATCATAGATAACCATTCCATAATGATTTGCTGATGTAGGATCAACTTCACCAATTCTAACTCTTAAATCACTTCCATCAACTCCACCACTATCATCATATACATCGATTCGGCTATCATCTGATGAGATATCTAATCTGTCTGTATCAAGATTAAAAGATGGTGTTTTAATATCAATACCTGCAGGTGTCATTCTAATGTATTGACTATTTGCAGTTCCAACCGTATAATCAAATTCAGGATTGGTAGCGTCCATTCCCATTATTAATCCAGCAGTGGTTGTTTGGTCGAATGTTGTCTTATCACCAAACTTAATCATCTTATCAGTTCCGTCTGCGTGTAGAACTATTGCCCCACCAGCTGAATCGGGATCACCGATACTCATACTTGCGTGTACTGATGAGATTTGAATATTAGAAGCACTTACTTCCATATTTCTTGTTCTTATATCAAGTCCGTCTGTACTATCCCATCTTAAATAATCTTTACTATCTTTTGCTAATTCAAACTTAGGAACTGCAGTATCCATTCCCATAATGATACCAACCGTAGATTTATCATAATGAGTAAAAGAAGTTTTACTTCCCATAACTATGAATTGGTCTGTACCATCAGTTTTTAAAGTAATAGGATTACTCGAACCTATCTGTACAAATGGTGTTGCTGCTCCTTGTAATTTAATTTTACCATCACCAAGACTCATAGATTTATGTGTTGATGATAATTGTAAATCTCCATCGTTTGCATCTAATTCTAATGCGGTTGTTTTAATATCTACACCACTTGAACCATCAAAAATAAAATAATTAGTAGAACTTTTAACGAATTCTGCCTGTGGGTTACTTGCGTCCATTCCAATCAAGATACCTGCTGTTCCACTACCCTCGTCTGAGAAACTTGTCTTACTTCCCATAGTCATAAAGGCATCTGTACCATCCGTTTTGACAAGTAGTTGATTAGCACTTCCTGAATTGATAGCCATAAATGGTGAAGAAGCACCTTGTAATACTATTTTACCTTCACCTAATGACATACTTGCCTGTGTAGAAGATAATTCTATGTTTGAGGCATCTAATTCTAATCCTTGTGATAATTTTATATCAAAATTTGAACCATCAAAAGAAAGATAATTTGTTGCACTTCCTGCTAATTCAAATTTAGTCGTACCACCATCTGTTCCAACTATAAATCCTGCCGTAGATTGGTCAAAGTGTGAAAAACTTGTTTTTCCAATAGACATAAACCTATCAGTACCATCATCTTTTAGTGTTATGGAATTCGCTGCTCCAATTTGGATAAATGAAGTAGATGCTCCAACCATCTTAATTTTACCCTCACCAAGACTCATACTTGCGTGTGTAGATGATAATTCTATATTTGTAGCATCTAACTCAAGTCCTTGTGAAAGTTTTATGTCAAAATTAGAACCATCATATGATAGGTAATTGGTAGCACTTCCAACCATTTCAAATTTAGGTACGGTTGAATCCATACCAACTATAATACCTTGAGTAGATTGGTCAAAATGAGTAAAGGAAGTTTTACTTCCCATAGTCATAAAGTTATCGGTAGCCCCACCTTGTATTATTACTGGATTTGCTGAACCAATTGTTATTTTTGCATTTGTTCCATCCAATACAATAGTTTGATCATTAAGTGACATGGACTTTTGTGTAGATGAAATCTGTAAATCACCATTATTTGCATCAAGTTCAAATGTTCTTGTATCAATATCTACACCAGTATCAAATTTAAAATGTCCTGCTGAACCTACAAAAGAAACTTGTGGTCTATTTTGTGTGTTATTATGTGCTAACCATACACCTTCAGTTCCGTAACTTCCACTTCCCCCCATACCAATACTGATATATGGATTTGCATTTCCACCTTGAAAATGTAATTGACGATTTGTTCCCAACGACATTGAAGCTTCTTGTGAAGATAATTCAAGACCAGTCGCTACTATATTTAATTCTGTAACGGATATATCAAGGTCTGAACCAGTAATTGCAAATGAACCATTATTAAATGTTATTCCACCATCGTCATCACCAAATCTGAAATTACCATCACCATCCATATAAACACCACTACCAGTAGTCATAGAGATAAACCCTACATCAGGACCCATCTTAAATGTAGGTGTACCACTTCCTTCCACAATCAATTTACCTTGTGGGTAACTTGAGTTGTGTCCAAAACTCATAGAAGCGTGGGTTGTAGAGACTTGTATGGTTGATGCAGATATTTCAAGTTTTTGAGATGCTATATCTAAGTTACCATGCTGTAATTTTATAAAATCGGTTGCGTCACCAATATGAAATTCAGGATTCGCATTATTATTTGCGAACCAAAAACCTTCAGTTGTAGAATCTACACTATTTTTCCCAGTTGCTATGTATCCCTTGGCGTGATTTCCAGATATTTCGATTTGTTTCGAACTATTAGAACCAACAAAAACTTTACCTTGTGCACCATCAAGTTTAATAGCATGACCACCATCAGAGGTTTCACCTATCGACATACTTGCGTTTGTAGAACTAATTTCAATATTATTTGCGTCTAATTCAAAGGCATTTGATTGAATTTCCATATTTCCATTAGAACCACTAATGTAATTACCATCGGATACACTACCAAGTAGGAATGTTGGAGTGACTAATTGTATTGAACTACCACTAATTACTGCTGTATCAGTACTTATATCTAATAGAGTTCCATTAAATTTTATATGTCCACCAGTTCCCACCGCTGAAAACAATGGTGTTGTACCTGCCGCAACTGCAAGCATTATTCCTATCTCACCATAAGCTTTATCTTGAAGGGCTACACTTGGTTGAATAGCTATAAATGGACTATTACTATTACCCCTCATAATAATTTCTTGACTTGAACCCAATGACATGGAAGCATGTGTCGTAGATAGTTCAAGTGTAGGTGTATCTAATTCAAATAAAGTTGTCTTAATTGATACACCATTACTCGAATCATATCTTAAAAAGTTTTGGGCCCCATCACCAGCGTAAAATCTTGGACTTCCACCATTGAATCCTAATTGTATTCCTTCATTTGCGAAGGTATGAGAGTTTATGGATATTTCTGAATTATCTCCATTTGCATTAAGTCTAATTCCAGCTCCTGGACTTGTTATATTCGTTTCATTAATAGTCCATCCACCAATATTACCACCACTAAATAATACTTTTGAACCAGTTATCTGACCACTTGATTTTAATATCAATCTATCATTTGTATCGTTTATGGTATCCGAAGAAACATGAAATCCACCTATGGAAGCAGATTTAAATGAGGCAAATCCATCAGATTCTATACTAGCTGATGAATTTAGAGTAGTTGATGCAACTCCACCGATTGTAGCAGGTGTCTTAATACTATTAACCGTAATATTACCTTCAACCGTCAAAGTATCATCTATGAATTGTAAATAATTTCCACCACCTTTATCACCTAATAAGATGGCAGAACCCGTAACTAATCCACCAGCCGATACTTTAAATTCACTTGATGAAATAAACGATGTAGGATCAGTTTGGTCTGCTGATGAGGATATTCTCCAAAATGGTGAATAGGCTAAAGATGCACTTTCTATACTTGCTCCACCAATTAATCCAGTAGAAGCAGTTATTTGCCCTTCAAATACTGCCCCACTAGCAATTAAAACTCCATCACTATCTACTGCAAAATTAGGACCAAACTTAACATAATAATTTCTGTCGTTACCTTGGTCTGCAGGTGTAAAGTCAATATAATACTCATCCCTTTGAATATCAAATGTCGCGGAATTATCAGTATTAGGTCCTTTATCAGACATATATAATGCTGCCCCATCGGCATCTAATGTGGCGTTTGAACCTGATAGTTTACTACCAAATATTTTCCAATTTGCAATAGAACCCGACCTAAATACCACATTACCTTGTGAAGTTATAGAAGCAGATGCATTTGCAAATGTAGATGGAGCTCCACCTATTTGTGCAGGTGTTCGTATATTATTTACTGTTAAATCAGCATTAATTGTAGCATCTGCACCAATTACTAATCGTTCATTTTTAGGATCGAGATGAAATAATGAAGAACTAATTTCTATATTACCTTCCGAACCACTAATATATTGAAGTGGTTCTTGTCCTATAAAGAATGCATCGGTTCTTATATCAAGTTCACTTGGATTAGTTCGAAATCTAAGATAACTACCACTATGACCTACTAATTCTAATCCAATTCCACCATTACTATAATCATCTGTTACATCAGTTAATACAGAACCACTATACATTAAGAATCCAGGACCTTGAGTTGGGTATGCGGACGCACTTGTAAATCCTTTGTATCCTATACTACGAATAAATCCTGAACTAACTCCAGCCATTTCTATACCACTACCAATTGCACTTCCAATAAACATAGAACCACTTAATACATTATCAGAACCAACTATGTAATTATTTGCCCCCACAAAAGTAGATGCACTAACATGAGTTACGGTATCGGCTACATTATTATTTACATCATAAAACTCTGCCATAAATTCATAATCATCAGGCCTTTCTTGTGAAAATGGTGGAACAGGAGCTACTATTTTAATCCAATCAGGTGAAAATCCTGTATCTGCTACTGGTGTTATAGAAATATCAGATATATAAAAATTACCAGCTGGAATACCAAATTGTAAAACATTATCTTCACCATTACGAAGTGGTGTAAAAACTTCCTCTACTATTCCAAAATCTTTTAAACCAGGACCATCTACTGATTCAATGGTTAATGAACCAGGAGTGCTTTCTCCGGGTGGTGTTAATTGAAATCCATATTCATTACCAAAATTGTGATTAGTTTCAAAAGATGAACCCGATAAGAAAATACCAAGTTCACCAAATGAAGTTAATGCTTCTCCATCGGTAAAAGATTTAGGACCTGCCTCTCCAATTATTCTTGCCCTAATTGAATAATCAATACCTTTATAAAATTCTATCGGTCTTGATCCTGTAATTTGAAATTTTAATAATTCATTAGGTTGACTATTTGAACCAGATATATGAACAGAATCAAGAACATATGTAGAATTTAAAGATGCAGTAGTATTTGATGCACTACTCCAATAATCATCAAGTGTACTTTGGTCATTAAAATAACCAATTCTTTTTGAACCAGCCGAACTAAATACATCAAATAATATTTCAGGACTTTCTATTGGAGTGTCTGCTATTAATTCAAAATCACCAAACGCATCTTTGTTTTTTGCATATAATTTTACTCTATGAACATCACCACTAAATGTTCTCATTTTAGATATTCTTACATCTGCAAAAGAACGGAAATTAACCGTACTTACTGAATGAGTAGGTGCTGGTTGAAACGACATCGTATATGGCGACTTTGCTAAAGGAACTATTACCTTTCGTCTTTCATCATCTTCAGGAAATCTTGTATCCGTTATAACAAATTCTTTTGCAGGAACTAATTGTTTATCAGTTTTTACATCTACAATATCCGTTTCATATATAGTTGGAACTTCATGATATGATTCTAATTCAAATGACTCTGCAGGTTGGGGATTGTTTACTTTAAATGTTGCACCAACGTGTCTTACATCAGACTTTGATGTTTCATCTTCAATGGAGAAACTAAATTTATCAACTTCAGGAGAGGCTCGTCTTGCCTTTCTACCTCTACGACTAACACCAGCATTTTTTCCACCACCACCAAATACTTTAGATTTAAATCCCTTTTGTAAAACCTTTATACTACTTACTTCTTCAGTTGATGGATTTGTACCTTCTGTTCCTGGTAATGGTTCTCCACTAACTTCTCCAGTTTGCTGTACTGAACCAGTCGGAAACGATGTTTCTACAAAACCTTTTACTATTTCTCCAACCCACATGGATGGTTGATTATAAAAATATATTGGTTCTGAATTTGTACCCGCACCACTAATATAAATTTTTCGATACCAACGAACATTATAAATATCTCTCCATTCGGCTGGTACATCTACTTCATTTGGGTTTAATTCACCAAGACAATATAAAGTGGCATCACCAAAGGTTTCGGCGTCATCATATATTTCAACTGATATTCTACGGGCATCACCTTCAAGATAATTTGAAACTGGTTCTAAATAAATAGTTTTACCAGTAGCATCATTTATTAATTCAAATTTTAACTCTACACCATTTTTTAATAATGATGAACCACCAACTAAAAATGAACTACGACCTTGTGAGATAATATCTGGAACTTCTGCAACATTAAAATATTGTGAGATTGGCGCATCATCTTCAATAAGGACATCGATATCCTTTAATCCTTGATATTTGTTATATCTTCTAAGTATTGCCATTTGTTCTCCGAATAGATTTATTCATTTATAAATATCAAATGCAAAAATTCTTAATATTTATTGTCGGTATAAAATATGGAGAATATCAGTATGAAAAAAGAAAAAGTATCTTTTACGATAGATAAAGATTTAATCGGTTGGTTTCGATTGCACTCAAAGGACGAACATACTACTATGTCCGCCCTTATCAATCAATATATTTTAAATTTAAAACGAGAACGAGAAGGTCGTCCCGCCCCAAAAAATGTTTTATATTCTAATTAAAGTCCACATTACTAAATCCATCAATTTTTGATATTTCAAGAAGTGAATCCACGGTATCTCTCATAGATTCTATATGAGATACTACAAATGCAAATTGGAATTGAGATTTTAAATATTGAAACAGCATATAAATAGAGTTAAGATTATCAGAATCCATGTTTCCAAAACCTTCATCAATGGCTAAAAAGTTAGCCCGTGGTAAATTACAAACATTAATCAAACCAACTCTCATTGCAAGACTTGATATGAATCGTTCCATACCACTTGATAATTCTAAAGGCCACACGTTGTCATCATCATAGGCTAGATATGTATTGATATTCTTACCATCCATTTCTAACACAATACCAAAGTCTACCATTTGAGCCAATATATCATTAACCTCACCCTCAATTGTAGGTAAGGCCTTTTCTATTAACTCGTAGGGAATACCATCTCGTTTAATAGAGTCAAGATAATACTTGTAAGCTTCGTGTTCTGTTTCTAAATCTTGAACACGTTTCATTGTTTCCATAATAGTTTTCTTTTTGGTAGCGTTAATCTGTATCTCACCATGAATAGTTTGTATCTTCTTATCTATTGTATCGACTTGATAATCTAAATCATCAATAGAATTTTTAAGACTTTCTATTTCTTCTTCTATTTGTTTATTGTAAACGATGTCATTCTTACTCTCATGATACTTTTCAATCTTATCTTCTTGAATTGCTATCTGAGAAAGGGTATGTTTTTTTCTCTCGGTTAATAACACTTCTTCTGATTCTAATTTGTTTTGATTAATTTCAACATTCTTCAATTTTTCTATGGTGTTGTCATAATCTAATTTATCATTTTTTACATTACCAAGTTCATCAATCTTATTTACAATTGAATCTAACGAACTAACAAATTGACCAGCCAATACTTTATCTTCGTTTAGTTTTTCTTTTGTATCTATGGCATCTAATGTAAATGGATTACTCATACAAAAATCACAATCCTCATCCCATTCTAAATTACCTAACTTATCAATTTTATCTAATTTAGAACGAACTTCTATTTTTAACTTATCAATCTCAATTTGACTTTCCGTTTGTTGAACTTCTAATTCAGAAAGGTCGGTGTATAGTTGATTTATATTTGATTCGGTATAAGTTTGTATTCTATTTTTAAATTCTGTAAGTTTAGTTTTATTTTCTTCCTTTGTGGATTCGAGTGAACCTAATCTTGTATCTATTGAATCAAGAGAATTTTCAGATTCTAACCTATCATTTTCTAACTTCTTGATATTAGTAACTGATTCATCAACAGGCCTTAACTTCTTGGTTAATTTAAATGTCTGAGTTGTCAATTCTTTCTTCCTATCGGTAAGACTTTTCTTTTGACTTCTTAAATCTACTTGTACTTCCTTATATTGAGTATCACTTTTATCAATATCAGCTAAATCAACATCATAATCTGTCTTGTTAAAGTCTCTCAATAAAGCAGTTATATCAGATATATTATCATTAGCACTTGTATAAAGTCTATCAAAGATTCCCATACCCATAAACTGAGCCAATAAATCTTTTCTTTCCTTTTGAGTCTTGTCTATGAATACCGTAGAATTGTTTTGTAGAGAAAGTGCAGTTAAAACAAAATCTTCATAAGAACCAATAACCTTTTTTATAGCGTAGTTTGTAGTTCTTCGTTGATCACCATTTAAAGAAACAATATCACCTGCATCATCTAACATCCAAAACTCTACATTAACTTTGACGTGTCCATTACTTAATCGTTTACCTTTTCTTTCAATAAAATAATCTGTTTCGTTTATTTCAAAATTTACCTTACAACTAAAACTACCTTTTTTATTATTGATAACCCTATCGGCCTTAAATGCTCTTGCCGATGTATCAAACAAACAGAATGAAAGTGAATCTAATAATGCTGATTTACCACTTGCGTTTGGTGCAAACATTCCAATGATACCATTTAGTTTTGTGAAGTCCACTACATTATCTTCTCCATAACTAAACATATTCGACCATTCAAATTTCTTTATCTTCCAAAACACATTACGAGATATTTCTTCCGCTGGTAAGTTTCTATTTAAATCATCATTTATTTCTTTAATTTTTAATAATGTTTTTTCATCTACAATATGATTTCTACCAATGTAATCCTCAATTAACTCATATTGATATTCTGGATTCTGAACATCTCCAACATCAACAATTTGTCCATCACGAACTCTTTCTGTCAATCTATCTGTACGATTAACAGCTATCTCCTTTATACCATATTTGGTCTGTATTACACTCAAGGCCTTCTTTAATTGTACAGAGTCGGTATCAGATACCCTTACTCTTAACCTGGCCTTTTTGGGCATATCAGGACAATCAGGAAACTTACCATCTTTGATGTCTATTGTGTAATAACCATAATCGTTTGGTACTTGAATATATGTAGATTTTCTCTTTGGAACATCCCATAACAAGTATCCGTGATCTAATCCTTCACCATGATTCTGTTGAACCAATGAACCACAATAAGATATAGTTCCCTCTTTGTTAAGATGTTGACGTTTATGAATATCACCAAGTAATCCCATATCATATCCATCAAACTTATGAATCTTGACATCAGAAGGTAAATTAAATCCTAAATCAGTTTCACATTTATCTACCGTTCCATGAAACAATACAATCTTAGTATCACCTTCAACTTGGTCGGCAGTGATAAAATCTTTTTCATCTGTCCAACAATCCCATACTACGAATTGTACATCGGCACAAGTATAGATACCACTATCTTTGAGGTAGTGTAAATTAGGATGATTTAAATTCTGTACTATTGGAGTGAGTACATCCATCCGAGAACGATTGTTTAGATTACAATCGTGATTACCAGCAATAATTATTGTCGGTACTATATCAGATAGATTCTTAAATAACCTTGAGAGTTGGTCTACCAATTCAGGTGACATCTCTGTTTTTGAGTGTGCTATATCACCACCTATATAAGCAACAGCATTGTCTTTGTTTTCTTTGACCTTTTCATAAAGACGATTGAATACTTCTTCGTATTCTGTATGTCGCTTAAGATTTCGGATTTGAATATCCGATATGTGATGTATGTGTTTAAGTTTTCGAAAAGGAACTTTTACAACATTTTTTATCAACTATTATCCTTGATGTACTTGTTTACTTTGTTTATGAGAGCATTAGGAATAATTAAATCCCAAGATGTTTCTTCTTGAAAATTACCATTACCATAATAAATAGTACCTGGTTTCTCAATATTAAATTTTTCTTGCACTTTTACCTTCAACGATTCATCACTAATATGAATCTTCCATTCTTCATCATTAAATTTCCATATATTTTCTTGTTCTACCATTTAATTTCATCCTCATCAAATCTGAAAACCTCATCTTATCAGTTTCTTTAAGAAGTTTTGTAACTTTTTCAAATCCTAAATCCGATGGGTCCTTCTCCGTTAGTTTAACAAAGTAGACGTCAATATTATGATTCATGAAATCTTCAACCATCTTCATTGCATCTCCTATTGCGTCCGTGTCTAATGATATATATATAGTTTTTACTTTTTTCTCTATAATTTTTAATTTTAATTTTGGTAATATGGTTTTACCAAACAATGGAATGGCGTTTCTTTTGATGGCAATAGCATCAAAAGGACCTTCACAAAGTACTATTGGTTCATCCCAATTGATGAATAAATCAAATCCTATGATATCTTTTTGTGTGGGAGAGTTTCTATATTTCATTTTACTTTCAAATATATCTCTACCTACAAAGAAATTTAATTGTCCATTACCATCATATGATGGAATAATAATTCTATTTGTGTACATTCCTTCTTCACAATAACCAATACCATATTTTAATATATCTTCACGAGTTATTCCTCTCCTATTCAAATATAACATCGAGTGTTTATATGCCGTAGAAGAATGTTTATGTTCTAATGATAAAAATTCTTTTGGTAATACACAAACTTTTTCCTTGACTTTCTCATTATTTGATGATAGTGGCCGAGTATCTCCTACAATTTCTCGTAACTCTGTTAGCTGTTCGTAAGTAGCATTTACCTTCTTAAATAACTGATATAGCTTATGACCGCCTTGATTACTAATCCAACAATGCCATTTTTGAGTAATGATATTGATTTGTAATTTTGGTTTGTGATGAGAAGTAAAGGGTGACCAATACATATACTCATTTTGTTTTTTAAGCTTCTGACCTTTAGAACCTATCGTTCTGTCAATCAGATATATTAATTTGTTTTGATCTATCATTATGAATTACTTGGTTGTAAACTACCAGGTAACCAAGTCTCATTTTCTGACTTATTGTATATACTCAATAGTTTATCTCTCCATTCATTTGTATTTGTATATTTAGATAAATGTACTTTAAAGCCTCTTATATAAGTATCACGTTCTTTCTGTGATAACTTAGATATTTTAGCAACTTGTTCTTCAAATTCTTTTTGTGTAGATGACCTAAACGGATACTCATAATCTACACACCAATCTTTAGATATAATAGGAATTTTATTATAATCTAATGCCTGAAATATTGAATATCCAAAAGGTTCGTTTTCATATGCCCCATGAAAAATCCCCCAATCAGTTCTTGAGAAAAAATCGTGTACTCCATCTCGTGAATATGGTATAACTTCAACATTATCAAATTTTATCTTACTTTTAAAACTTGTTTCCCAATAAGTAATAATATCATCAGCAGTAAACGCCTTAGATTCTAATTTTTGTAAGTAATAAAAATTCTTTCTAGCTTCCGACCTTGCCGCATAACCAACAACATTACTCATACATGATTCTTTTTCATAATTTTCTGTAAAGTTGTAAAAATTTGGGATATGGTGTGTGATATCACTTTCTTTATTTATACCTATCCATATAGTTTCATTTGCTGTATTATTTATATTTTCTTGTAATTCTAATGAACGTTCTTGATTTTTAGTTTTTCTTTTACTTATGTTAAAATATTTGCTACTCGTAGATACTGATTGGGTTTCCAAACTATGTATAATTGCAGTGTCTATAATACCATATTTATTTAACACACTTTTTACTTTTTTCTTATACAACGAACCATATGGACACGATAAAATGTGAACTCTCCTTGATTTTTTTATTATCTCATTTGTATATTTTGTATCAGGTAAAGAAAAATAATTTTCTACTCCAATTGATGGATAACTACATTCGTATTTATGTTTAGAACCTGGTCGGTCTATAACCGATACAAATTGTGATGCATAATTCATCCACTTATCTGTTGGTTCTACTTCTATAATAAGAATTGGTTTTACTCTTAAATATGGAACGACATACCTAATCCAACTATCTACCCAAAATGAAACCCCACCGATAGAAAAATCACGTACTTCTGATGCCACGTAGACATCGTATTCTTCGTCAAAATTAACCATAAGTCCTAAGTTTCATGCTAACCATTGGTTGGTTTCCTACTTTTAAATGATTTGAACTCTTTTTGTAATTAGAAAATTCTATTGATTCTACTATATCATCAACGGAACAAGTAGTTAATTTTCCTTTATATAATAGATTCCAAAATGTATCGGAATCTGGTGTGTTTTTTGGTTGTGGATTAAGTAAAAGTTCATCTTCTACCAAATCACCCCTTTGTCTAATAAAAGACTTTTTAACTGAAACTATATCTAAATTAGATAATGTCTCATCCATAAAAACATCCACTGCATAAGTTATTGGTACATAACTATCAAGTAATTTTTTCACACTATTTTTGTTTATGATATATGCATGTGCACCATATCGTGAAGTTCCAAATATTGGTTTAATTAAATTATCCGTAATTCTCTCACCATCTACATCTTCGGTTTTTTTTCCTAAAAAAATAACATCCCAAGTATCTAATGAATTTATTTCATCAAGTATCATTTGATATTCATTTCGTGGCTTTCCATATTCCACATCCATCTGTGACCTAACAATTTCTTTGGTCAAAAAAATATCATCTTCTAATATTAAACAAGTATCGAGTCCACTTTTTAAAAATTTTTTCCATGTTTTTATATGAGATAAACTACAACCTATAATACTACGATTACAAGTTCCACCTGGATCATAATACTCTGTATTTAATATACCATCCTTAATTAATTTTCTTATTTTAAGATTTTTACCATTTATTGCATCAACAAACTCATAATCAATTCCATTTAGTGTTTGTTTTATTGTATCACGCCTAGCCTGTCGTGATTTTAAACTGATGACATAAGTTTTATCAAATCCTATATCAGTATTCATATTATTTTATTAAGTTTATAAAGTCTTGAATTTCTAAAACAGCGTAGGTTTTACTACGATTTCTCTTAAATATTAAAACAGGTTTACCTTTCTCACTATTAGACTCTGCCTGTTTTAATGATTCCCATATGTTTAATTTTTCTTGATTCTTACATTCAATAGCATATGGAATTAATTTACGAGCAGCAGGTGATAACTGAATATCCTCTCCACTTTCTCCCATAGTAGTGGATTTAATATCATCAGGCTCTAATTCTTTGAAGTTTTCGAGAAGAATATCTCGAATATTATTTTGTAACCTTTTACCTTTATTCTTGGCAGATCTTGTTTTCATATAAATAAGTATAACCTAAATTTCTCAAATCATTTAAATTTTCGCTTCCATTTTCTTCTATATTCGTTTTGTGCCCACTTTTCAGCCTGTTCTTCGTAGAAATTATCATCGTGGAAATCACCACCTTTTTCTACTGCGTCCTGTCCAGCCATCGTGTATTCGTGTTCGTATTTTTTAGCTCCCATTTTATATCTCATCTTTGCGTGGTCTATCTCGTGTAAAACCGATACAACAAATTCTTTGACATTTGGGTATTTTCGTTTTAAATTTATAACATCTTTAATCCAATCGTAATCTGCTTCGTTTTGTCCCTTGACTTTACCAAATCTTACTTTGGAACGAAGGCCATATTTTTTGACCAACATACGGGCAGTATCTTCATAATCAATTCTTTCTACGAGTAGGTCTTTGAGTTTTAACATATTAATAAATATAGACTATTCAGATTTTGAACTACTTACAAGATTATCTGAAACTTGTGCACTCAACAGAGTTTGAAGTGTGAAATATAATGATGGGTTTCTTTTTAACAATTCTTTAAACTCCCTTTGTTTCCAAACTAAACATTCACACGGATGTTTTACAATACAAGTTGCAGTTGCTGATTTCTCTGTAAGGAATGACATCTCACCAACAAATTGTCCATCTTTTAATTGTGCCACCTTTTTACCATTTACTAATACATCTATTGTTCCATTGTATATCAATACTAAATCTGGAACAAGATGTGTTTGTCTTGTAATAAATTCATTAGGTTGAAATGTTTTCCAAATAGCAGCCTTACTAATTTTTAAATACTCTACTTGTGTTAAATCTTTAAATAGGGTTTCGTATAACTCATTATTCTTATCGTCCATGTGGACAGGTCGTTTTTCATATATGATAACAGCGATGTGATAAAGGTTTACAAGAACAAAGACAATGTTCCAATTGATTGCCAACCACATGGGTTGGTCTGGTATATAAAAATTATAAAATACTGAGAATAGACTTGCTAAAATTGAAAGTAGTCTAAGATATAGTATATCCTTTACAAGAAACGAAAATGCTATTAACCCAAATGCTAAATGTCCAGCTATCGTTGCGATGTTCATACATTAAAACACATCACCTGCTATCGCATTTGAAATAGCCTTTTTGATATCTTTATTATTAATATCTACAACACCATCCATATCGGCCTTCCAAACTTCTTTCTTTTTTCCGTTGTGAAATAATGCTAAAGATGGATAGTTTCGTATTCTAAGTTTTTTAATTACTTTTTTTGCATTTCCCGCATCAACTTCGATTATTTTACAACCTTCAAATCCACTAACTCCATCAAATAATTTCTTATCAAGTGTAGTCATTTGATAACCAGATGTAAATTTTATAAGAAAAAATCCCTTTGATATTGATTTCTTAAAATTATCATCATTGATAACTTCTACCTTTGGTTTTTTATCTTGACCATTTACAACATTACCACATAGTATAAATGCTAATCCCATGACACATAATGTTTTAAAAGTAATTTTAATTAATTTTCCATTATTCATAACTATTTATTCCTTTTCTTTGCAACTTCGACTCGTAAATCTGCTACGAGTTTCTCAAGTTCTTCAATCGTTTCTTCATATTCATCCAATTTATCATACACATCATCCATATCTTCTTGAAGTGAACCTACTTGGTCTTTATATTGTTCGTAAGATCTTGGCCAATTATATCCCTCTGGTCTTGATGGGTATTCCGCAGAATATAAACTTTCTAAACTCGGTAATTCTTTAGCTTCTTGTATTTCAGCTTGCAAGGCATACCACATACCAATCAATGAGGCTAATCCTGTTCCTGCAGCTACCATTGTTTGAACTGATAAAGTGAATTTAGTACCTAATACTTTTTCTTCACTAATTTCTGTTGGTTTATTCACTACTTCTTCCTTTACTTCTTCGTGATGTGTATCTAACATCGCGTCTGTTAAATCTTCTATTGTACAAAATCCTAATTCTACAAGTATTTCACCTATTTTTCTTTTATCACCCTTTACTTGTGCTTGAGCAGCTTTGGCAAGTTGTCGTTTGGTTACGATATCCGCATCCAATAACAATTCTCCCAATCTCTGTCCTTGTTTTGTTCTGGCTTGATCTGCCATTACTTTTCTCCGTGTTTTATACTACTTTCTTAATTATCACGAGTGATATCAAAATAAGTAGTATTAGCTTCATCTGTACTTATTCTTACATTTTCAAATTCCAATACACCTTCCATTACAGAATCAGTAAATGGATTATAAAAACTTCCTTCACATCTACCAGTTGCATATTGTCCTGATGAAATCATTTTCAACTCAGTAATAGATGCTTGTGCACCTATTGTGTAATCATAAGGTCCTACAATTTGTAACAATACTTCTTTATCATCTGTATGTGGGTTACTATAAAATCCTTCGTTAATTAAACTTGTGGTGTAGTTTGCTGCATCCCAATCAACAAAAATAAGTGCATAATGTTCATTTAATGCAAGAACTCTACCATCTTCTACTTGAAAATGTATTACGAAAATCTTTTTCGTTTTTTGTTCTACAATCCAAGTTCCGTCTGAACCAATTGAATCTATATAAGTATCTCTTGAACCATAAGTGGTTATTTGTTTGTATCTTTCTTCCACATTCACAACTTCACCATCAATCCACATATTGATTATTTGAGGTCCTATTTCTTCTATTCTATCATCACAACTGAATATAAATATAATACTCAGTAAAGTCAATACTTTTTTTAACATTTTTTTCCCTTTCTACTCGGTGTCTTTACAACACTCACATTCACATATCACTACACATGCACATGCTTCACATTCACATTCACAACAACATCCACATTCACATGCATACTCACATTGACAACCATTACATTCACAATCTCTCATAAGTTTTCTCCTAAAATCCCATAAATTGATAATTTATACCGAACTTAATATCGTATGCTGGTCTTTCCCAATAATTTAAATAACGACCTTCTGCGAACACACCTAAGTTATCTTTAATTTTTACACCAAAAATTGCTCCAAAATCATAATCGTGCCAATTATGCCACATCGCGTCTTTAAATTTAAATTCATTTGGTTCACCACCTTCTTCTAAATGAGTTTGGTAATGTGCTCCGTTATGATATGAATATTTATCGTGTCCAAAGTGGTAAGGTAACCAATTACCCCAAGCATGTAACCACCAATAATCATCATAATGATAAAAATCAGCTCCCAATACTATTGAAGTTTCTCTTTGATATCCTATTTCTTGTTTGACACCACCAATATACTTTTCTAACATTCTTGGAAAGTGATATAAGAAATATTCTCTATCTGTATATGCAAATATTTTACCATTCTCATCTCTCCACAGCCAATCAACACCGACAAATCTACCATCATCATTCCAAAAAGGACCACCACCTTCAATCGGTCTTAACTCACCAGTTTCAGGATCTATTTCATATAGTTGAATATCTCGGTCACCATTTAAATGATAATCTTCTGTAAACCAAGCATTATCATCAATACCAAAGGCATCTTCTGCGAAATTCCACCATTGTCCTTTGTACCAAGTCGTATCCAATACCATAGCATCAAATCCATAAACAGGATGTTGTCTATGTTTTACACCAATACTTAAATTTATTTTGTCATCTAAAACAGGTGGTGTCCATTTAAATCTTAATTCACCTTGACCATATTCAAGTTCTTCTAATCCTAACTCCGTCCAACCTATTTTAGCCATCCACCAATCACTTGTGTATCTTACCCAATACTCTTGATTTAAATATTCGTTACCCCATTGTCTACCTTCTGACCATTTAATTAGATATTCCCATCCTTGAACAGGACCAAATGTAGCACTTTCATTAGCATTAGATTCTGAACCATCATACCAAGTTCCACCAACTCCAGCATTCTTAACACCTCGTTTTGGTTCATAATTAAATCTACCAATTTTTCTTAATCCAAATGATGTTTGAAAATCAGGTTTTAATTCTCTTTCGGTTCTACCGACTTGTAATTGTCCTGTACTCAACCCACCTATAATAGCAAACCTATCATCTTGGTGTCTTGGTGCATTCAAACTGAAACTTGCGTATGCAGTCGAATACTTAAAAAATTTCCAAAGTTCATTTTCGGCTGATAATAAATTTACACTAATTAACAGACCAATCAATATTTTTTTCATTTATATCTCCATATTGCTAGCGTTACTTAACAATTATAAATATCACAATACTATTTTTTTGAATATTTAGATAAATCAAGATTAGCTAATGGTTTTTCTATTTTCAAATCTTTCAACTTTGAATTTGCCACTACCAACTTTGAACCACCGACAACTTTACCCTCAACTATATGATAGATAAAGAATACGGTTTTCCACATACTCACTCTTACTATTCTTCCTGGTTCTCCATCAACTTCTACGACATCATCTTCGTTGTAATCATTACCCAAAAAGACCATGAAACCATCTACTGCCTCTCTTATGGTATTTTGAAAGATGAGTGTTATTACACCCACAATAAATAACCAACCATATTGTCCTATCAACCCTTCGACAAGACCTTGTGTTTGGTTGTCCACGATTATTCTCCTATTTTAGTTTTTCTTTCTTCCTTTATTTCCTTTACCTCCGTGATGTCGACCTTTACCACCCCCCTCTCCGTCTCTACGAGTTTTAGGTTTGGTATATTCACCACTTTTTCTACCTTTACTTGTACCACCCCAAGTTCTTAATGGAACATCAGTTCCTCTTTGAGTGCGGTATCCATAATGATAATTATTTGGTGTGTGCCACCAATAGTCATTAAACAAAGAATATCCATATCTTCTACCAAAATATCTATCTTGATAAATTATATAATATTCTGTACTAACTTTAGTGGAATCATTTGGGTAGATTGGTTTAGCACTATCTAATGCATCTGAAATACCAATACCCAATACAATACCTACTAATAATTCGAGTAATCCTATCATATTACTCCTTTCTGAGACTTTCAGTCTCTTTTATTCTATAATAAATATTATATATATGGCGAATTAGACATCAAATCGTAAAACAAATGACATATCTAAATCTGGTTCATTTCTTATAGGTCTTGATGTTTTTCCAATCACCAATAGTTCATTATTTTCGTTGTAGAGACCTATTGTTGTTACATAGGGTGCAAACTGAGAATGAGTTACAAAAGAATTTACAAATTCAGTTGCCTCATAAGAACTATTAAACGAACCGCTTCCTGCGGCTGCAGATGGATTATCTCCTGGTGGAAAAAGAGAGTGAGGACTTGCCCCTTCTTTTACGGTTATACTACCACTCCTTTGGTGTGTAACACTTATATTTTTTGAATTACTGAATCTACCTGCTGGTGCAATTACAGTATATTCGTGTTGATAAATTGTATGAGTTGCTCTATAATCTATTTCAAATCCGTCTGTACCTGATCCTAAAAATGCATTTACATAACTTGAACCTGTATTTGTCATTACTACCATTCCAGTATCATAAAATACATTACCGACAACACTACCACTACCTTGTGCTGTTATACCAACACCCGTATCGAAACTTGCTGACCTATGTGATGCATATGATGAACTAAATGCAAAATCATATAAATTACCATCTCCGTCATCTCTTATATCTAAAGTTATATCTTTAGAATCATCAAGTATTTTTACAGAACCAGGTTTTATTCTTTCACCGATTAAAGATTGTGGTAACGAAATTACTGAACATCTGTCGTGTAATTCTCTATTCATTTTGTTTCTATTAGAGGGACCCCAACTCAGATATGGTTGTGGTTGTTCATTCATGTGTGGTAATTTTGGATTACCACTAAATTTTTCATAATACAAATGATTAATGCTATAATATAATGGTAGTTCGTAATATGTTCCAAGGCTATACCAAGTAGATTTTGGTTTGTCCATACTTTCAGATATGGAATTATAAACACCAAAGCTCTGAGAATTTGCAGAACCTGTCATGAAATTATGAAAACTTCCACTAACTCCTTTTAAAGCATAAACTCCACTACCTGTATCGGCAGTCCTAAATTGAAATCGTTTATGGACTTTGAATGGTTCTACTGAAACGTCTTGCGGATGGACATTTCCTAACATATGTTTTGCTCCTTATCTATTAGAAATCTAACTTTACTTTGATAAGAGCTTCCCTTGAAAAAGATTTAAGAACGGGTTTACTCAACTTGGCTACTGCTAAAAGTTCGTTAGAATCATTATAAAGACCTACGGTTGTAATGTACGACTTTGGATCTTTAAAGTATGTAGGTTGAGTAAATTCACCAGTTGAACCTGTGAAGAATGTTGGATTGTTAGAAAAGTTAAATTCTTTGTTTCCTGCTCGACAGAAATAATGTGTCGATGATATTCTTTCTTCTCTACGGGCTTGGAATTTACCACCACCTTCTATCATAGAGAAAAATTTACTAACATTACCACCTTCGGTATTTGAACCTGTAACTGTTGCTATACCACCTGACGCATGTAGTATGTCAGCGTTCAGTACGATGAGTCCTAAATCAGGATAGAATAATCCGTATCCACCACCCGGTTGAGATGCTGCTGCTAAATTGGTAGCTGCTGTTCCAGTGGATATTGAACCACTAACAACATTAAATACTCGACCACCAACTCCTGTGGTTGGATTGGTTGTTGCTCCACTATCGTCAATTAACTTAATAAGTGAATCGGTACCTGGTAGCAGTGCTACATCACTACCACTTAAATGTAGTTCCCAATTTCCTGGATCTACTTTTTCTCTCATACGAGCTCTTCGTAAAGATAATGCGTAAAAATGTTTTGAAGTTACATCACCACCATATGTAAATTTTTCTACATTAGGTCCTAATAGTAAATTAACAAATTGTGCGTGTATCGCAGCTGATGCTCTATTACCAGTCGCGGCTCCCGCAGTTCCTAAAGAACCACTTCCGTGTATATGACCATAAGTTATCGAAAACTGAACTTCTCTTTCAGTATCGGTATGGTCTGTTTTATATACATCGTAAAAATACTTTCCAGTACTTGAACTTTGTGCGGATTGAGTATAGAAGGCCGTTAAAGTATTCGCTCCTGTACTCCATATTCCTGATGAGATTACGCTTTTAATGTTTTTTACTATATCGTTATCATCATTAAATGCTTTATATGCGCCTGATAATGCCATTTCTAACTCCTTGTATAATTCTTTAGATTGAACCCGCTGCTGATGCCGGACTTCCTAATTGTGTTTTGTTGACCGAAACAGTTACCGTAGTTGTTGCTCCTGTCTGATTACCCACGATAGTCAATTGTGTTGATTTCTTCGTAGGTGTAGTAAATGTTTGTGGTAATATTTTTGCTGATAAACCAGTTGTATTCTGACTCTGTGTTAATTCATCACCACTTAAAGCGACTGGAATTAATGGTGCAGAAGGACTTGGTGCTGCTTGATTTACTTCAAGTTTAGCTACCGATGTATCGTGTATGATAAATGTATACCCTTGTTCTGCATCTGTTGAGTTTAATGTTCCTGGTGCAACAATTTCTGCACTTGCTAGTCCCGAAGTAAAGTTTAGTGAACTAATAGAAACATCAAGTATTGGTAATCTTGAAGTTTCCTTTGGTAAGGTAACAAGTTTATATTTTAATACTTGTGTTTCATCTGGTACAGGTTCTAATATTGGCATGTTTTCAATAACAGCTCCATAAAAATTAGTTCCGTTTGGATGCGATGTATCCCATAGACGATAATCAACCTCATCATCTGCTAATGCGAATTTTGTTACTTTAAATTCGTTTCTACCTCTAGCTAATAATTCTCTACCTCTTTTGGTTAGAATAGCATCGATTGTAATCGTTGTGTTGTTTAGAAATCCCATTTTTGTCTCCTAAATAAAGATAATTTATTGTTTTTGTTCTTTTAAACTGGAGTTTAAATATAATCGTGAATAAAACTTTCTCAACTATAAATATATCAAACTCTAATTTTTCGTATTTTTACTTTACTTTTAACTTAGATTCTCCAGGTTCCTGTGTTACCAATGTTGTTGGTGAAGTTACAGTTATAGAAACTGGAGGTTCTTTGTCCGTAGTAGTATATTTTGTTTGCTGACATCCTAAGTATGCCAATCTAAAGTATGAATTATCATATCCCACACTTTGTATTTCACTTCTATGAAAAGAAGAAGAATGAAAATTATTTTTCTGTGAATCAAAAGTATATCCGTGATCCTTTAAGGCATCTCTTGAAGATGTATAGAAGAACCTATACTCATAATTATGTTCAGATATTCTTGAACCTGTTATTGTAGGTTGTAATGCTTCCTCAAATACATGAGCAGGACCACCTACTGTGATATCATATATTTTATATCCATAATCCGAGTTGATTGACTGAGTTAAGATATATTTAGATGGTTCGTGAAATGAACTTGTAATTGTACCTTCGTATGAATCAAACGAACCACTTGGGTTGATGTAACTCGACATACTTATCGCACTTCGATAAACTGGATATGAACCACTTATGGTAACTGCATATCCTGACATTGAAACTGCATATGCTTCAGGAACGGCTGATGAAGAATATGTTAATGCGTTTGCATCTCCTTCAATATACAAATCATCAAAATTAGGTGGTTCACCTACAACTTCTTTCTTTCTCTCAAGTATATTTGGTTCAATTAATAAACCAACATTTGCTCTGGCCCTTGCAGGTACAAATGACCTTAGTTGTTCAAATAAAGAAGTATCATAATATTTTATTAATCTTATATAATCCCAAAAATTATTTGGTGATAAGTACTTTTGCCAATATTGTAATCCTATATCTTCGAGTTGTCTATATCTTAATTTATATTGGTCACGAGGATCACCTATGTATTGGTCAAAATCTAAGTCTGCTATAGAACGAATAATATCTTCATTAATTACATCAGTTGGTGAAAAATAAATTCCCAACTTATTACTATCTAAAGCTGCAGTATCGTATGCACTTAATTCAACTCGTTTGTTATGACTTAAATTACCATAAACTAATTTACTATTTTCTAATCTAATCTTATTTGATACTCGTCTATTTGGGCCTAAGTTAGGAATTCTCATCTGTTCTTCGTCTACAACTGAACGGAAATGTGGTAATGTACCAGATGTATATCCTTGTGCACTTCCTGACTGAATATAAGATTGGTCTGCACTTGTATCACGAATATCACCATCACTATTCAATGCTTTATTATCATCAAACGAATATCGTAATACTAAATCTGTCCAAGATGCAGATGGGTGATTTCCATTAAATGATTTTGGTGACCTTACATGATTATCAAAGTTAGATTCAGATAAAGCTGTGTTCCAATAACGAAATTCCATCATAGAACCAGTCATCTGATTACCAAACGAATTATCAGGTGCCCCACCAATATAAGCAGTTTCGTTTCCTGTAAACGAACCATTCCACGATGAACTAACCGCACCATTTACAATCATAGTTTCATCAGAATCTAAATAAATTTTACTCCTACCCTCGTCATACTTCTTAACCATCAATCTGTATTGTATTCTTTGAGATGTGGTATCAACACTTAATTGTGCACCACTTGAAGATACACGAGTTAATGCTACAGAATAAAATTCTCCGTCATGAACAGGAAGTGATGATGAAGAAAGTTCGGCATAACCTTTACTTGAATCCGAACCATGTGCAAGTCTGAATGCGACGTGTCCATAATTATCACTTGATGAGTTCGTATCTTCCTTTATACCTATAGCGAATCCACCAGGATTTGCCCCTGCCTGTAATAATGTTTGAAACGAACCACTTGCTGCTTGAGAACGAAATCTAAATTCTATTGTATCAGGTTTTCTACCACTATTGGTATCGTTTGCCCAAGTTGTCAATACATATTGTTCACCTTTAAAATCTAATGCCTTAGTAAAATTTTTATCTATAAAATATGATGGCTGTGCATCAGGTGCTGGATCGGGTCCTCCATACTCCTTAACTCTTAATATTGTTGATGGTATACCATAACAACTTATTAATCCTTTAAACGACCTCAGAGTTCCTCTTGTCTTTAAAAAGAATGGCATATTGTTTATCATTCTTTTCCAAATTTCTCTCGATATATCTTTTTGTGCTACAGAAGAATGTTGGCTAAAAACACTAGCATCAGAACCAGTAGCCTCTTGACCAAGATATAATTTTGGAAGTTCAATTAAATCTTGTCCGTCATTTAAATAAAACCCTAATGACCTACCAACTGCATAAATTAAATCTTTAGATAGTCCCTCATTTAATGGTTGTCGTCTATCATATATTTGTGGTATCTGTTCTATGTATGACCATATACCATCAAAGTGCTCTCCAGCCATATTAATAAAAGTGTGAAACGCTACATTTCTATTATCATTTGTAATGTGGTCTGGTATATTAGTCAATAATCTATTTCTATTATTTCTATCAAAAAGGGATGCTGATGTTATTTGTTCATTATACCAAGATGTTGCCTTAGATGATGTAACTGGATATAAACTATATGCGTTTAATTTAGTTCCACTTCCACCATTCTTTGGCCAAGTATTGTCAAAAAATTCTCCAAGAGAACTTGATATATAAGATGAAGATTGAAAATACATATAGTTTTCAAAAGGTGTAAATTCATTTTTAATTTTTTTAACTTTTGTTGATAAACTTGAAGTTTGTGTATATGTTAATGAGCCAGATATACCAAATAAACTTTTACTCTGACTTTCAAATAATTCAATTTTTTGTAATTTAGTTTTAAAATTTACAAGTCTATCTTCAATCGAACTAAAATGAACAAAGTTATCCCATCTTCTATAATCTATTCCTGAAAGTTCTATGCTATCCATAAAACTACCACTTATAATTTCATTTTCAATCTGTTCTTTTATGTTAGAATCACTCGTAACTAATTCATCATAATTTTTAAATTTAGTATCACGAGGACTAAAATAACTTGATTGATGAGTTTCATTATCCCACTTAGGGTTTCTCAATAATACAGCATCTATATCTTCTTCTACAAAATCTACCAACTCGACCGTTTCAGTATAAGGTGATGCCATCTCCTTAACCACATATGTTAAATCACCCTTTTCTATTCCATCAGGTAATGGTTCATATAATTTATAAACTAATGAGTTAGGATATTCTTTATAATTTTCAGTATCCTTTGAAAAATTAATTGTTAAACTTTGTTTATCTCCATCAAATTGTAGATATGTGTATAAATCTTTATCCTTTGGAAATAAAACTTTCCAAGATGGATGGGTAGGGTGAAAATTCTTTTGGTTATCTATTTCTGATGAAGCTTCCGCCCAAGTTTTATCAACCGTAATAGTTACAGGATTTAAAACATCTGTTATATTTGCAACATAAGGTGCATAAATTGGTAAATTTTCATCACCATCACTAATATATCTTGGTTCTGCATCATCAAACATAATCCACATTCCTGGTGGATCTTTATATACCCAAAGATTACCATCTTCATCTATTACTTGTTGTCCAACAAATGCAGGTGGGATTGATAATCCATTAGAATCAAATCCAGGTTTTCCATCGTTTCCTGCACGGGCTACAGATGTTGCCCCTTGTATATCAAGCCCAAGATTTGCGAAATTCTCCTCATCAGATAAACTGGCATCAAAATCTAAATCAAGACCACCATCTGGCTCTCGATTCTTTTTTAACATAAATGCCACACCAGCTATTGCAGCTATAGCTAAAGCTCCGAGTGCTAATGCAGGTAATAATCCTTTAAGTTTATCAAATAATCCTGGCCCGTCTGGTGCTGAAGCTGACGCTGCTGGTTTTCCTGGTCCTCCACCAGCTCCCTCTGCAGGATTGACTTCCACTCCATCACCACATGCCCCCATTCGAGGAATTGTAGTTTGATGTGTTCCACCCCAATATATGATTCGTTTATTTTTCATTAGAATGGTATCCCAACTTGAGCTGTGGTGGACTTATCATTATTCATTATAAAAGTTCTTGGATTTGAGTACCTAACATTTTGACCACCAGTTGTCCAATTTATAAAATCATATTCTTGAGGTGGATATGATTCTACAACCACCTGAACCTCAACACTTGTACCTGCCTCAAACATTTGACTGGAGTAGTAAGAATTTACTGGCTGTCCATTTACTAACCAACTTGCATCTAACGATGTACCTTGATTATCATCATCATCATCATTATATGGTAATTGTTCTACATTTCCTCCCAAAAATGCCTCTAAGTTAAGTTCTAAGGTGTACATTTCATTTGATTCAGAACTATCATCGGAATCACTATCATCAGTTTCTTCTTCGGTTTCATCTTCTTCATAGCTTGGTAATATTAAAACTCCGTAATCAGCCTCTGTTATTGTATCGGTTAAATTTGGTGTACCCGTAGTAAAAGTAAGTCCTGATATATTAGGACCTACAGGTATTGAATTAATTAAATTTGTGTATAATTGAAAATCATTTACTTCATCTAATCCTAATGTCTCTCTTAACAAACTTATATTGTAATCACTTGTAATCCACCTTCTATATCCATTTTGAATATACCATCTTGTAGTTGAGGCTGCAGGTTCACCAACGATTTTTTGTGGTATTCCTTGACTCTGTGCATTACCATCCCACCTGATTACCTTTCCATCTAATGCAGATATACTCGGAACATCTGGTGTTGAAGTTCCTGGTGTTGAATCTGCAGGTGTCGGTGTAAATCCACTTAATTTACTACCTCTTAATCCAGGCCCGTCTTGTGATATGCCTGTATTTTTGTAAACCTCATCAACAACTGATGTGAAATCAGGTGTCATTATGGTTACGGTAGGATTATAATTTCCTATTGTATCATATGTATGATTAGCAAAAGGTGCATCGGTCATCTCTGTGTGTCCACAACCAAAATCAAAAAGATATTTTAATCCAGGAGTTACTAAATTTGGTATAGGTTGATAACCTACAAAATCATGTCCTAACAAGGTTAATTCTGTTTGTTCATCTTTTACCACATATCTAACTGCCATAGGAAAACCAGCATCTTTTAAATCATATGCTTCAATATATGCTGCTGGTATAGGATCACTTGGTGACCAATTATCATTTTGTGTTGTATTTGTTTTATTGTTATATCCGACAATAAAGGCGTTATCTACTTGGACTTGTCCACCGATATATTTACTTTCAAATCCTAAATCATTTCCATCTTTGGCGTTAATTTCAAATCTTGGGTTATTTTTATTTGCTATTTCACCAAATCCTTTTCCAGAATCATCTGTTATAGATGTATATGTACCAACCGTATTTGACAATTCATAAAATTCATCTTTATATTTTTTTAAATTAATCATTTGAGTTGCAAGTCTTACCTCAGTTCTATCTGCAGAAATTTCATCTATAAAATATTTATATTCTTTTACATCAAGTTCTTGTGGTTTACTTCCATCGGTTGGTTTATTAGAACCCATATAAACTTTACCATCTTCTTCTATATAAAACTCACCCATAGGTACACCAGTAAGCTGTGGATTACTACTATGAATTATTCCTGATTCACTTCCGACAGTTTTGGTGAGAACCATTTCATCAGCACCACCAATTCTTCTATGAAAGAAATATTTAATTTTGTAATCACCACGAGTAAAACCAGCCTTTCGTAAATCATTTCCTGGTTTTAACTTTATTGATTCTCCACTATTTTCAAAATCTTCACTAATACCAGATTTAATATACTCATCATTTACATTGTAAATACAGAACTTTACATAATCTTCCATGTTGTTTCCAAATGTAGGAAAATGTTGTCCGTTTTCACCTAATATTGTAGGAGTTTCTTTCTTTAGAAGCTGATAATCTTTATCACTAAGTTGTGTTAATTTACGGCCCATATTATACGAGTTCCTTTATCTCTGTATCTAAAACTTTATCTCTTATTTCACCACTATGGTACTGAGGTGATAATTTTTCTACTGAAATGTATTGGTCTGGTCTATCATAATTTAATCCAGTATCAGGATTTTCAAATGCCAAAAAAGTACCAGAATCGTTTCTCAATGGTTTAGTTTTTTCTAAAGGAAGTTTTCCAAGTTTTTCATCGACTACTTCAACTACATCTTGTAAATCGATAGCTTGTTGTAATTTGTGTTCATACTCAACTCTATCTTGTTCATGTAATTTTTGCCAAAACTCGTTTTCTTTTAGTTCTTTTTTTGTGTACGGCATATGTTATCTCGTTACTTTAAATGAATTCTTCTCATCAAAATATTGAATAGTTTCTTCGGCAGTTCCACTACCACTTACAATTTTATAATTTATTCTATAAAATCTTTCTGCTTGTAATCCATTCAACCAAAAATTAAAATAGTTTCCAGTAGAATCACAACTTACAACAGAACCACTTCCAAATGGTACAAGTACATCTTCAGTATATGCATCTTTTATTTCATAATAGGTACTTCCACTTGGTAGATATTTTGCAGTGTTGTGTCCTGTTTCATATAAATTTGTTGATGAATATGTCCGTTCAGGATATCTTTCTCGACCAACAACTCTAAATTTTACTTTTGATTTTTCTTTATATTCAGGTCGTAATCCTCTCATATACAAAACCATATCTTCTAAATTATCGGATGTTAAAGGACTTAATGATCCAGTATTCCATTTAGAATCATCCCACACCACTTCTAACTTAGGTGGGTAAATTGTATGAGTTTCTCTTGAAAAGAAACTAAAGTTTCCAAATCTTGTAGTATTACCCTCATCAAGACTTGTATCAGTATTACCTATACTTCCACTACGCTTTAACATAAAACCTTCATTTGGTACATAACCACTACCACCTATCCACTTGTTAACAATATCTGTAACATTCATTCTTACATCTGCAGCTTCGTTAGTAAATGATTGAGAAGCAATATATCCACTTCCACTATACCAAGTTCCACCCGATTGTGAAACTTCATTCCATTGAGTTTTTCCAGTAACACCATCTTTCCATTTCCAACTACATCCATCTTCGATAGTAGGATTAGAATCATGTTTTCCAGAACCATTTGTCCAAGATTGACTAATTGGATATGCGTATAATGTTTGTTCTACATTCAATTCAGATGAATTTGCATCAAATAAATTTAGATAGTATTTTGCGTTAGATGGTATTAAACCACTATGTACAGATGATGAAATATAAGTTAAATCAAATTTAATTAAAGCTCTCGATACCGTAACCACACTGCCATCAGCATTCATATCTTTACGAACTTCGAGAATTTCATCTAATCCTGTATTTCTACTTCCACTATCTTCATATAATGTAGTATCTTTTGTTGGAAATTCAAAATAATGCATTTACTATCTCCCTTTAATACGCCACACCAACAGAATCACCAACCGACCTACCTTCGATATCTGTATTTGGATATTTTAATTCAAAAATACTTGGATCTAATGACGGATAAATAATACCATCTTTTGTGGCATAATTTATATCATATATGTTACCCGAATAACCATCCGATTCTTGAAATTTATTAGTAATTAATAGTGGTAATTTATTAGGATTGTTTTCTGCTGGTGGAACAATGGCTCCTATTCCTTCCACTTGTGAAATAATTTGTGCTAATTCTGCAACCACAATAGGTTGATTTATTTGCCACTTATCTATTCGGAAAAATTCTTTAATTGATTCTATTGCCCTTAAAGTAATTTCATTTTTATTAAATCCTCGTCTAGCTATAAAACTAAATTTAACTCCAATATTTATAATCCAAGCATTTTTAATATTGATTGCATCTGTCACCAATCTATACTGAGATAAATATGTTTTTAAATTCTGTTTTACTGCGGTGTTTAATTGAGTCAAATGTTTATTCTCATTATATCCGAGTGTATATAAATTTAATGCCATAGGATTATCTAATTTTGTTTTAGAAGAAACTAAATCTTTAGACCTAAGTTGGTCTATATTTCTCTCGTCTACAAACAATCCAGATCCTGGAGAAGTTTCTAATTGCATATTTGGTATATTTAATTGTTCGTCTTGTACAATGTATGCCTTTGCAACTGCACCATATTTGTTACCCATAGCATATGTTCGTGTTATATAATCTTCTTTAGTCACAACTCTACCTTGTGCTTGAAAATAAGCTAATGCGTTTTGTTTAATCTCCTCGGTAGATTCTGCCGATTTACCACCAGTAGCTGGATATGGATTTGCAATTGCTACTGAATTCTTGGTAGTTAGTAATGTACTTGCTACAAGATTATCTTCTTCTACTGTAAATGAAACTTCGGAAATATTTGATATACTATTTACGGCTACATTATCTTCTATACCACCACCATATGCATATTTTATAGTAAGTGTAGTATTTGCTGGTGCCTGACCATAAGCTTCAGTTTTAAGAAAGTTTGCAGGATCAAAAAATGTATCAAGTTTATTTGGACTACCAGGTAAACTCGAACCAACCGTACTTGGGTTTGGAACTATTTCCTCATCTGGACTATCGGATATACCTGAACCAAATCTTAATTCAGTTGAACCATCTTGTACAATGTAAGTAACAAATCTTCTTGGTGTCTTTTTTAATTTTAAAAGATACGGAACGGTGTCGTTGTATTGAACTAAATCTGGATCAGTTGCTGCTGTATTTTCTACATCTGTAAATAATGTATCTTGTGCTAAGTATGGAACTTCATACCATTTATTACTATCACTATCTGTAACAGAAAGTATTTCGATTACATTTTGTTTTGCTAATTTTATTCTTGGATATGATTCTGCAGAACTAAAATCAAAAGTTTCAGATTGTATAGTTCCACTTCCTAACTTAACTGATTTTTTTAACAAATATAATGACGGAACTTTATTAGTTGGGTTGACTTCAAATACATCTATTTGTAACGGGTCAAAAGAACTTGAAAATTTAAAATTTACATCTTCTAATGTTCTAAAGGTAGTACCATTATTTGCACTAACTTGTGTACCTTCATTGATAGTTAATGCGTAATTCATATCTGGTTTAACATTAGTACCAGTTCCTCGTGCTGGTACAGTCTGAAAAACATCAGCTGTTGTAAATGCTGGTCGTGTTACTTTAGGTTTATATCCATATACTTGTGCCATTTCATAGATAGTTTTTCTATCTTCGGCATATGCTAATAACATCTCTTTAAACTGACTATCAACATAGTAAGAAAGGACATCTCCTACATAAGATGCCATTTCTATGAACATCATACCAGGTGATGCCTCATTAAAGTCATTATATGTATTTGGATAATAAGTTTTTGCAAACTCTATTAAACTTTCTCTAAAGGCACCAAAGTCTTTGTTTAAATATCTTACATCCTTTTGGACTCTATTTGCCATTCTGTTTCTCCACTAATTATGTACCCGTAAGAAAACTTAGGGTTATGGTTTCATGAACCGTTGGGTTCATAGCAAGTGCAAATTGAAGATTTATATCTAACTGATTTGGTTTGACATCATTTGCCTCTACTTCTAATTTTTTTACAGTAACATGCGGTAACCACTGCGCCATAGATTCTCCAATACTCTGTTCAACTTGTGAAATTAAATCATCACTCATAGGTTCAAATAAAACCTTCATTAAATCTGCACCAAAAGTTGGTTGTCCAACCCTCTCACCCTTATTGGTTAATAAAAGATTTCTAATATTACTACCAGTCTGTGAAAGAGTTGTTTGAGTACCTGGAAAAAATCCATTATTATCATCGTGTTGCATAGGTAAACCCAAACCGATTGTTACATCTGGATCTAAATCTAATTCTAATGCACTTCGTGCTCTACCCATTTACTAACTCCATTATGGACGGAATCCTCCTCCATTCTTTTTATTATCAATGGCCTTTAATACACCACGATAATCTTTTGTTAATGCATCCGTTACATGATCTGGAACTTGGTCAACTTTAACACCAGCCTTTTTGATTGAATCTACCGCTGCTATTTTTCTTCGCTGTTCTTCATTGCCGGATGAGTTTACTCCACCATATCCCATCATTTCAGCCATTTTTGATTGGTCAAATACTCCACCCCCTAAAGTTTCAAATTCATCTACTTGTGAATTTGGTGTACTACCTTTACCAGTTAATCCAACCGTTTCATTTAAAACTTCATTTAAAGTTTTATTTGAAGTATATTGAACCTTCTTTTTAGGTTTTTGTACTTTTTTAGGTATTGGTTCTGAAACTAATTCGGTAAGTGATGGTTCTTGAGATAACTTATTCTCGTTAATAAATATCTCGTTAACCTGTTTCTTCACTTCTTTACGAACTACAAGTTCGATTATCTTTATTAGTTCTTGTTTTTTCATTATAAACTCCTTTATTCTTCTAATAAATATTTTGTTTTTATTTTTACACTAATTTTCCTGCAACAGGACCAGTTGATACGGCTGTTACATTAGTTCCTACTCCAGTAAATACACTTGCTGAGAATGATGTATGTATTACTTTTGCCATCTCATCACAAACATTTTCTATACTTCCACCATCCATACCTTTCTTAGTTGAGGGTAGAAATATTGGTGGTACTGCCATTATAGTTGTTCCTATTGCATTTACAGTTTTAAGTGAATTACTAAAATTTATCATTAATGCTGTAAAAGTTACTATACCCAATGAGATTAAATTCATAGTCGGGTCCATTAATGTATAACTCGACATAATCTGAGCTACAAGTGCTGGTTTAGCAGTCTCTATTCCACTTACTTTTAATTTCATACCAGCTACTGATGGATCAGGACCGGCCGCAGTTATAAATAATGATATAGGAGCTGGAATCTGAACTTCGGCTTCTTTTGCGTAATCTACAATTGCTGTTGCAAATCCATTTGCAGAATCTTGTTTAGTTAACTTACCCGTAGTATCATCTCTAATTGTAGTAAAATTATCAACTAAGTTATCCCTTAAAGTATTTTTATCAAGTGCCATTATTCTGGTTTCATTAATAAATCACAAAGTTTTGCACGAACACTTTCAAAATCTGCAAGTGATGGTGTTGCACTTACAGGTCCACTTGGTCCTGCTCCAGTTGGAATTGCCGTTATATTTAAAATAGATGTAATAAGTTCATCTAATATATCAGTTAATGCTTCTCCATAAACGAGATGTTGTTGTCCCATATCATCTCTACCAAGTACATATCCTGTCACACCTTGTGCTTTACCACCTATTCTTAGAAACGAACCTTGGTCATCTTCCATTCCGGCACAATCATCAAGATGTATTTTTGCACCATCACAAGATTCTAAATGTGCCTTATCATCAAGTATTAAAAATGATGGACACTCACTTGATAAAGTAATCTTATCTGCATCACCTGTTTCACCACCACCTAAATCAAGTCTTGAATTTCCTGGAGTGACTAAACTTATACCACCTGGAACCATAGCCATAGAAGTTCCTCCGCCCGAATTCATAGCAACTCCATTATCTGCATCAACCGTAAAACTTTTTTGTGTAGAAAATCCTATACCATCATTACTGAATCCGAGTAGTTTTCCTTTTTTTGTATTAAAGGTTATCCTATCGGAATTAAGTGTAATTTGTTTCCCACCCTCTTGTGGTTGGTCGTCTTGATGGTTAGCAGTCATATACTTATGACTTATTGCATTTGTAGTTGCAATATTAAGTTTTACTGATTGGTCGGTAGTCACCCATATCGAACTACCATCGGCGTTGATATCTTCTTTTACAGGTTTCTTTGGACTATCTATTAAATTTTGTACTTCCCCACTTTTACCAAAATCTGAAGCGTCGAATAGTTGTCCTGCCCTAATAAGAATGTTTGGTGAATCTTGTTTAGTATCCTCATCTCCGTGAGAATCTGGTACAATATTACTTCCAAATCGTATAGTATTTCCCCATCTACCTTGTAAAATACTATCCCCTTGATACGGAAATAATCTTCTGATTTCATTATCTATTTCAAAATTTTCATAAATAAAATCTTCTTCTATAAGCTCATCAGGTCTATATCCACTTAAACCTGGTTTAACATTACTATTAGGATTATTAAATATATTAATACCACTAATGTAAAATTGAACTTTATTATAAGTTACAACTACAACATATTCTCCTCGTATTGGATATTGTTGTTCAAATGGATTTAATGATTTTATCGTACTTGTATTTTGTATAGGTGCATCTTTTTCACTATTAATCATTCTAGCAGATATAGAACCCATCAAAGACCAATTTTTTCCACTTCCATCTGCTAAATCTGGTAAGTCTTTTTCATCTAAAAGTACCCCCATAACTTCTGCCATTTCTAATTCATAAAAAGTATTATCTTTAAAATTAGGTACAGAAGATTTAATTAGAGCTCTAATGGCTGCACTGGTAAGAACACCACCAGATGCCTTCTCTTGACTTACAGAGTTATCTCGTTTAGTATCTGTGCCGGCATCCTCATTTTTGCCCCAATATGACATTAATTATCCTTAACTGACTTTATATCTTGTGTAAGACTATCTGATTTTTTTTGCATATCAACCACTACATCATCTATACTTGTGAGTAATTGAGCCTTTTCTTTCTCTGATAAACCAAATTCGGATTCACTACTACCCTTACCTTCAGCGGCAATTAACCTCTGTACAACCGTTGCCAGTTTGACAAGTTGTTCATCGTTCTTTACATTGATTTCCAAATAC